AGGTGATTTGTTAGATGAAACTGGTACTGATGGTGAGCCATTAATTAAAAATGTAAAAATATTAATGAAATTATAGCTTATGAAAACAGAAAATATCAAGTTCAAGGCTAAACGTCTTGATGGTAAAGGATGGGCAATCGGAGATTTGCTGCATTCCTACGAGAATGGCACTATCATAGTTCTCATAGAAGGTGGCGGTGCTTTCTCTGTTGATCCAGATACAATCTGCCAGTTTACAGGACTGAAAGATTGTGAAGGCAATGAGGTTTGGGAAGGAGATATAGTGGAACGTGAGATATATGACCTATTTAAGGGTTCCTCCAAGGTAAAAGCAGTAATCGAATATATGGACGGAGCATTTGTTGCTATTACTGATGGAATAGCTTATTCTTTATACTTTAAGTATCTTAAAGTTATTGGCAATAAATTCGATAAAGAGAAGTAGTATATGAAGATTAGATTAGCAAAGAAAATTTTGAAAATAATGAGAAGAAGTACCGATTCACGTTACTTCGATTCAGAACATTCAGTTAAGGAAGATAGTAGGTTCTTTCCTAGATTGAAGTATTTCTATAAGAAAGCGACTATCAGATGGAATAAGGCAAATTGGCCGAGTGCTAACGAAAGCTTGTTTCGTGCAATTTTGAGAAATTCAAAGGAGTGTAGTCGTTGTAAGCATTATAAAGGTAATGAGTTTATCGGCAGATGTACCAAGCTGCATAATGATGTTGAAAGCAGCGACTGGTGTAGTGGAACGTTTTTTATTAAAAATAAATAGCGTATGAAAATAAAATTATTCAAGAAGATAAAGCACTTTGTGCCGAAAGCATTAGAGACTATTGCGATAGCTTTTATCATTATTCTCTCGTTAGATATTCTTTGTCTTATTTTTGATGGATGGCACCTTAATGAAGTAATGTGCAAAACGACTTGTGATTTACATGATAAGGGGTTTGCCTTTTTTATTACATTGATTATTGTGCCTTTTATTGTAGATTGGTTTATTAAATACAAATATAAAAAACAAGCCATTATGGATAAAACAGATTTACATTCATCATTACTCTTCCTAATGCTTAAACTGGAAGAGGCAAAGAGCAACCCAATGCAAGACAAGAACTTTGTTGAAGCATTGACGGAAGTGCTCAGATATTTCCGTGATAACGGAGAGTTAAAGAAAGCCTATGAGCTTCAAAAGGATTCATTGGCAGATATGGCTAATAGCCCTTGGGCGAAACTGGTAATTGGCATGCTTACCTCAAAAATGCAAGAAGACAAAGTTGATGCAGAGTTACCAGACATTGATGCCATAATAAAGGAGAGTTCTTCTGATGAGTTCATCGAAAAGAAAATCAAGGATATTCTTGGCGATTAACCCACAATCCCCACCCAGCTATCACAGCCGAGCGGGGATTTCTTTTTGCAATGAAACAATCTACTTAAAACCTAATTAATAAACTAACTAAAAATAAAAAAGTAAAATCTATACCAATCTATCTATATATTCATCTAAATCCTTTTCGTACCAAACTAGCTCGGTCCATCCCTTCCGCTTTTTACCCTTTGGCAACCTGCCTTCTTTCACAAGGCGGTCAAAGGTAGCCCTAGAAACATGAACATAGCCGCATGCCTCTGCCTTGCTGATAGGCTCGTCTTTGTTGGCGATTTCGTGTAAGAACTTCAACATCATTTTGGATTGAGCCTCGCTAGTTAAACATCGACCGTCTTGAATTCTTTGATGCAGCTCTAGCAAAATAACATCTATTGCTTCTAAAGTTTTATTCATAGCTACAAATATTTAAAACTCCAACCATCGTATTCTTTTCCTTTTTTGATACGTAGCGACATGGCTTCTTTGGTAATGTGGAACTCATTAGCGCAATCTACCATCTTTTGATATACCGTTTTAAGATTTCCGTGGTAGTACGAAGCTACGCTTTTCTCTTTTTTGAACACAACGCCTTCTGGAATATCTATCTTTAAACTGTCACCAACTTCATCTGCGAATTTCCAAAGAAATCCTCTAGAACTAAGTGTTCTTCCTGAAGCACAGCTCGATATTTGCGAAACACCGCATTTCATCAACTCGGCTGCTTCACAGGCAGAATTAAATTCTCGTATAAACTTTCCGTTATTATCATATTGTCTTATCTTGCGCCTTTTCCTCTTAGTAGATTTACAACCTTCTTTCATGTGCTCAATAGAAATAGGGTTGTTTATATTCTCTTTTTGGGTACACCATCTTAGATTTTCCACACGGTTGTCATTTCTGATTGTATTTATGTGATCAATATATGGTTTCCCTTCTGGGTTGGGGAGAAATGCGTGTGCGACAAGTCTATGTGCAAGCATACGCTTAGGCGTACGATCTTTATATAGAGTATAACATACATACCCTTGATGGTTTATCATAGGTTTTAAATAACCAACCTTGCCGCTTTTACCCAAGAATGAATTACTGATAACATTTCCCATATTGCTGACAAGGTATCTTCCGTTGTACCCTTCAACTTCTTTCCAAATTTCAATCTTCGCCATAAGCTAGCACTTTTTGTTTCTGTACCAGAGAGTAACCCCAATCGCGCAAACCGCCAGTATGAACAGAAAGGCGATATAGCATCTGCCTAGCGACATCAGCCTTTGCTCGTTTTTCGTCAGTTGTCTCTCTATAGGATAAGGCACGGCGACAGAATCCGTCTTGATGATCGTGTCCGTCTTCACCTTATATATATTATGATACCGGTCCCGATAAAACACCTTGTTATGGAAAACCGTATCACCTTTCTGAAAAACATACACCGAATCCTTCATGTAGATACTATCCAACTTAGCAAAAGTATCAGTTCTGTATACGTATTCAGTTCTAACAGAAGGAACCTTGATATACTCCTTCGTCTTGCATCCTGTAAATGCCAATAGGATAACCCCAATCACCAAGCCGATGCAAGCCCATTTCCAAAACCTTATGTCATACCATTTCATAAGCTATATCTCTTTGTATTCAACTTTAGCGTCAAAGCAAGGGCACTCCTTGATTCTCTCCCAAGGATCCACTACGCCATTATGGTTCTTGTCGGGCGAAATATCCCTGTGCCCTAAGATTTCAGCATTCGGATATTTCTTCTTCAGCTGAGTGAGCAGAGTGATAAGCGATTTCTTCTGTTCTTCAGTTCTGTTGTCTACCGCCTTTCCCTTTTTGTTTATGCCGCCAACATAAGCCACATTGATAGCCGTAGCATTATATCCCTTCACTCCGTTGCTAACCATTTCTACCGGCAGCATCTGGTGAATCCCACCATCAGCAGTAATCACGTAATGATACCCTGGGTTATTCCAGCCTTTGCGCTTAAACTCATCCCAAAGTTCCTTCACGCCCCATTTCTGAGAAGAGGCAGTGCAATGAACAAAAATTCTTTTAATAAGTCTCATTTTTTCTCCTCCTTTTTCTGCTCCTTCATAATCTCAGCAAAAGCCCTTGCCAAGTCTTCTTTGTTCTCCAGAAGAATGCTTACTGTCTTCTCCTGCTTCCGTATCTCAGCCTTCTGCCAGCTCTTCTCTCTTACGCTTACAAATTCACAGAACACGCAATAGCCTGCCCATATCATAGAGAAGACAGGGAAGGGGAGAACCGTGCATGCTATCAGGTCTATACAGACCGTCACCATGAAGGGAGAGAAGTATTTCCTCGCCTTGTCGCAAGTCTTCTTGAATCCTGTACTTGTCGTAGCCAGTCCGTTCTCTTTCGCTTTCTTGATGCCGAAGAACAGGTCCACGCCCATAGAAATGATAAGAGCACCCATGCAGATGGCAATAACCAATGCCGATCTATACAGGTGCTCTTGTAAAAATGTATGTACTATCTCTGCCATATACCATTATTTTTGATTAATGGCTACAAAGATAAAAGGCTTTTCAATAGCTTTTGCCGTGTTCCAACTTAGCTATTCATGTACCACCAGATTTTATCTGTAGGGTGGTTTGTCGATTCGTCACAGAGGAAACTGATAGCCAGTTCCGAAATCCTTTTTCTTGTGGTATCTTTGTTCTTCGACCATTTGCCCACCACGTCTATATGGTCAGCATACATCTTATTCATCGTTACCGCAAAATCCCAGAAGTTGTAGTCCGGTATGTTCCAAGATAGCCGGTCATAATCATCCTTCAACTCATCAAACCCGAAGTAAGGCGCATACTTTTTGTGAACATCGTCATCAAAATAATAGATGTTGGCGATACAGGCTCTGCCCAGTTGTTCGTCAAAGTGATGCTTCCTTTCCATCCAGTACAGCAGATTTCTCTGCACAATCCTCTCTTCTTCCTCTGTAAACCCGCACTCATCGTTTCTTAGCATCCCGAAGGCAGATTCTGCTATTCGATAGAGCGATTTTGATAAATCCATAAGCGTAAAGCATTAAAGTGAATATGATAAACACATGGTGCATCTCCAACTGCTCGGGAGTGATGAGCCAGTGCTGATAATACAATCTGATTGCGTTGATACCGAAAAAATAGAAGAACGGAATACGGAAAATCCAGCAGTATCTGAAGAAGAAACTTACCGGTATCATGGTCAGTGGCATATAAATGTATGCCAGTACATAAATCCAGATGATGCAGTTCCCGTTGAAATCGGTATCTAATATTGTTGGTCTAGGGATAATGTCCATAGTCCCATACGGCGCACCAGTGACCTAGCATCAATGGGATGGGTGCCCACTTTGATAGAAGTTCATAGAACCTCCAAATCTTCCTACTCAATAAGCCTTCCATAACTAAGGATTCCTCCTCTTCCGAGAGAGGCGATTCCTGTTTTGTTCTCATTTTTGTTACGAATTTATGGTTTAATTTCACTTTTTACTAACAGTTCTTAGTATATATATGTTATTTCGTTGCAAAATTAAACTTTTTCTTTCGTAACACCATGAAAACCAGCCTAATATTAAACTTATTTAAATCTTTATGTTCTTATTTGGTCATATTCTAAATAATATGTATATTTGCAGCATCTTAATGCAGCATTTATATGGCAAGAGCAAATTACGAATTGATTGACAGACAGAGAGATGATCTGATGAAGGCGTATCGGGAGATAGCTCCTAATTGCCATTCTCAACAGGAGGCTTGGGAAAAGGTGGTCCATTCTCCTGCTCCGAGATACTATGTTTCTCCCAAAAGAGCTTGGGATATACTCCGCAGAATGGCAGTCGGCGATTTCTCAAAGGTGGATAGCATGAAGCCGATTCGGCAGAAGTTGTACTATACGCTGTTCAATAGGATGAACGAAATGACGCAGCGAAAGGAGTTCGTGGGCAAATCTTTATGGTTTATCTGCCAGTTCCTTGTTTCTGAGCCTGCCCCCGAGTTCTTTATCCAGCCAAGTAATCTCAAGTTTATTTTCGCTTACTATAAGAAGTATGGAAAAAATTACAGAGAAATGGACCTTCGTAAGAAGAAACTTTCGAACAAAGCTGGTGCTTAGCATCATCTGCCTCGTTCTGTGTACTTGGCACGTCGGTTTCTATCCCGGTTGCCCTTGGCAGAATCATATCCTGTATAGCTTCTTCCATGTCAACGGCTTTCATCTTGCCGTAAACCTTCTGGTGCTTTGGCAGATAAAGAACGATATGAAACCAGTCACTTCTCTGGCTGTTGCCTCTGTCGCTAGTCTGCTGCCCATGTATGTTAGTCAGCCTACAATGGGGCTTTCCGGTTTCCTATTCGCATCCTTTGGTTTGATGTGGGGTAGGACAGGACGATGGAAAGAGGCATTAAAGAAAGCGATGCCGTTCATTATTTGCACCATGGCCGTGCCGAATGTCAACGGACTTCTCCATCTTTACTGCTTCGTATTAGGCTACATCGTAGCATATTGCATAAATAATATCAAAAACAGATAACACACATATAAAGAGAATCATGTTTTTAAAAATGTATTTCATAACTCATTTTAAAGGCGACCACTCGTGATGAGCAGCCGCCTTTTTCATGTTATCATAAATTAGCGCGTATGAAAGAATTATCTCATTTTGTCTTCTCGTCTGCTTTGTACTTCTACTATACTTCCAGCAAAGGAATCAGCAGCCTTGAAGTTCTGCAGCGTATACTTGAAAGTAAAGTATTTCCAAGGCTTACCAGCTAAGCTTGGCAGCTTGCACCAGTGCTTACAGTCGTTGCTTCCGTATATCTCCAGCCCAATCGTTCCTTCGTCCGAATCAAACAGATGCTTCACCGCTCTCAGCGATTTCAACGTCATGCTGCCGCCCAGCTTCAAAGGTCTGGTAGTAAATGAGCCGCTATAGCTTTCCGTATCTTCATTGATGTCAGGCTTTGCCGTGAGTGAATAAACATTTCCGTTAGTATCTTGTATCAGATTATCCGGATAATCATTCACTACCGCCTGTGCCTCTATTTCGCTATTCACCATTGAGAAGGTCTTATCCACCATATTATATATGTATTGGTATGATTTCCCCTTGCTGAATATTCTCAATATGGAGTCTCTGTAATCGTAGGCGATAAGGCATTCTTTCAGGAAATCCAGGAACTTGCCTTCCCCGAAGGTTGCAAAGTTTCTCGGCGCTCTTCCCCTCATCTGCTCGCTCATACAGGCTACGCTTCCACCGCTTGCCGCCATCAGTCCTTTCTTTGAAGCAAAGAACACAAGCCTGTCCGTCGGCACCAGTGGCGAATCCTCATTACATACCTCTCTTGATATTGGATAGGCTCTGCTATAGAGACCTTCCGAGTTAACCGACAAGCCGTAGATACCTTCATCCGTAAATACCATCAATGGATATTGACCAAACTGACCTTGGCTAACCGCCTCTGTATTGGCAATAATTCCAAGTATCTTACCTGTTCCAACCGTATTATCTCCAGATGCCTCAAATACAAATGGGTTGTTGACTACTGATGTAAAAATCTGAGAGTTCAAATTTTCTTTATCGTTTACGCTTGTTACAATCTTTTGCAATTCGCTTTCACTGATTTCCGCAAATTCCTGTGGCTTATTTGGTGGAAGTACAGGGAATGTATAAGCGCCATTTAATCTAGGGTGTTCCTTTAGACTAACTCTGATATATTTGCCTCCAGAGCTAAAAATAACCTCCGTAGCATTCGGATCTGGGTAAAACAGCCATCCTTGCAGAAAATCTTCATCGGCAGTAACACTTCTTACAGCCCATGTATCGCATTTATCTGAAACGATGTGTGTAAACATAAGAAATGCGTCATCCTTAGAAGACCCGTCTTTTCCTACAAATTTGGCGAAACCAGCAAAAGGAGTTCGTGTTGCTCCAATAAGATTCAGTCTGCCATTATAATTGTATATAGATTCGGCACTCAAAGATGCCCATCCGTAGTAATCGTCCACTTTCAGCTGCTCTTGCTCTTGAAGATTTTCCAAGGTTCCATCAGCGATAAATGCCGTTTCTCCACCCTGACCGGTAACGGTATAATGAAATTTGTTCCCACCCAAATAGCCTCCAGCTATTGGCACGGTGAATAATTTGTAAAAAACTGTTTTTGAGAGTAATTCGGATATTATCTGTTGATTACTCTTGTATTTTGGTAAAAGTTCGTCATGTACCGCTCTGGTATATGAGGTGTGTGTACCCGTAAAGCCACCCACGTCGTAATTAAATAGCTTTTCATCGTAAGTTTTATAGCCGAAATTAGCATAAGCATATTTCTTGTGCAATCCATTCGGACTTTCAAAATGCCAACCTTTATCTATATAGAATGGAACTACTTGGTCTGACGCAAAAACTACAATCTCCTTGATGATGTCGCTCCACTCACTGGATATTGATTCAAACCTGAATAGCAATTCTCTATATTCTATAAAGTAGAACATGTCTCCTAAACCCATCTGTTGTAAATCCATATAGGAGTTGTGTGTACTATCAAATACAGCACCACTAAACATGCAGTTTTTATTTACAGTAGGGTAGCAGACTATTGGCGTGGTTATTCTGCAGTATGAACCATCAAACATGCGGAAAGCGCATCTTAGAAAGAATGGAAAAGCAAACATATTCTTGCTCTTTGCCCAGTTTATCGCTTGCGCTACATGTCCTTGGATGGTTTCTTGAAACTCTTTTTCATATCTAGAGTCTGGCGCCCCGTCCTTAACGCTGAATGTAGTATACGATCTGGTTTCGCTACCATCGGGTTTTACTCCTCCTGCCTGAATAAATGTATGATTTAATGGGTTAAAGTAACTCTCTCCTTTACCACCATTCGATTCTACAGCATTCTCGGCATTACATAATGTTCTTCCGCTTTCTTCTTGGGTGTAGTTTTGTATCGGTCGCTCAAAAGTAAAATCGTAATTTAAACGAGGTAAATCTTTACCCAGATTCTTGTATTTGTTTCCTTTGAAAAGCAAATAGTGAAGCCCTTCGCTGGTTGCACAAACCAAAGTATTGCCAATACTTTTTACATCATAAACGGTTCCTACATTGAAACTTTTCGTTACTCCATCGGGTGGGCTTACGATATTTCCACTATCATCTTTGGTATACCAGTATATATTCGTCGTACCATCATATGCAATGATATTCTCATAGTCTGCCATCTTGTGAACGTACATTATCTTATAAGGAACGTTGCCAATACTCACCCCATTCTGTACCGCCTTCATTTCTCCATCCTTAAAGATAAATCCGTCACTCTCCAGCAGTTCAGAATCATCTGAAAGCAAGTCGCTAGGCACATTCGTCATGCCCTTGCTAAAGCTCAAAGTTTGTCTTTCTAAGTTTCTTTCCATAATAATTCAACATTTAACATTCAACATTCCCCCTAAATTTTCGCCGCCGTATGAACACCATCGCCACCACGGCTTCTTCTTTCCGCTTTCTTCCAGCTAGGCTTCTCCATGTCCGTAAGACTCACAAAGAGACCGATGCCGGTACTCATTACCACATCATCATGGTTTCCGTTACCCACGATGTTACCCAAGCTGCCATCATCATGTCGCTCATAGATGCGCAACTCATGATACATTTCCTTGTCTGGCTCCTCATACAGGTTATCATCAATAAACTCTTCCAAGTTATCAATCACCTGCTGCTTCGTCAGCTTGTTGGTTTGGAAACCATACTTCGCCAGTACGTTATCTTCCACATTCTCCGAACTGCTCGTTCTCTGATACAGATTATCGTAGTAGTCGGCTATCTCCTGCAGAATAGTCAGAAAGTGATCACCCTCCGTGTTATTGTTCTTCTCTCGGTCGGCAGTATTACTCTCTATAACCAGAAGCGCATCATCATAATAATGAGCTAGGGCAGCAGCCATCCATGCCAGTTTATCATGTCTTACATGTCCCCTGTATCTAGCTACCACCTTTGGCTTGCCCTTCACCGTAGGAATCATACCGAATCGGTCTATCACGGTCATAACGGTATAGTCCGATGTCGTACTCTTACCGCCAATATCCACGCTCACCAAGTATCTGTTCTCTACTTGCAGACAGTTTGGCACAGCCCAAATCTTCAAGTCTCCCTCGCCATCGTCTCTCAGTTTCACCTTCGAGTTCGGAATGGTATTATCATCCTTCACGCTGATGTTCACCACGATGTCGGCAGTAAACTTAGGGTCTTGCTTATACATAGCCTGCATGTCGTCTATAGAATAAGGATTGAATACCAGTCTACCAGAGTTTCTGAACGCATCTTCCTCATCAATAGGAGCCTCGGTAGCACATGCCGCATGGGTGGTAAACTTGTTTCTGTAGTTTCTGTACCATTCTATCGCCTCAAAGCAAGCACCCTTCTGCCACATTCGCCAGAAGAACTTACCGGTCTCACGATAACCCTTCGGACAGGTACTTCGGTCTCTGTTCTGCAAAAGCCACTTGGCAAATGCTCTTCTGTTCTCTACAGGAGTCATATCCTTTTCGATGAAGAAACAAGGAATAAAGAGGAACGAATAAGCATCATTATTCTTTGGGTCCATTGCCAACTGGCACTTGTCGTAGAAGAAACCAGAGTTACCTCTACCGGTACTCTCGAATATCTCCACGTTGTCTTCCAATGGGTCGATACCACCGGATATAGAAGAAATCACACCCTCAGGATCATGCTCTGGTGTCTTCTTCCAATAGGCTACCTCCGAATAGTGGGCGCAGTGGAAGTTGCTACCACGCACAGAATCGAAGTTCTCGAAGGATGCTACCGTCAGCGTGCTTCGTCTGATTGCCTTCACACCATCCGTTACCTGAAAATCGTCAGGAGAATTTTCGTATGGCGAGAACTGAAGTTTTGCGCCCTGATGCCCCACGGTCCACCCCGGCTGCCGCTCCAAAGCTTTTCGGTACATCGCCTTAATCTTCTTGGCGGTATTCTTCTGTTGGGCAAGCACAATAGCATTCCAACCATCGCGCCTGTAGTCCTGAATCCATTTGATGTAAAGCTGTGATAGGGTAGAGCCGCCCCACTGGCGTGCCTTCAGAATAACCACGAACACCGGTTTGTGGGCATTCCGCAGGTCTTCCATAATCTTCAGTAGCTTTCTTTGAGGATAGTTCAGCTTGAAAGGAATCATCTTACCGGTCTTCTTATCCTCAATCTTATCGGTCACGTATAGGGCAAACTCGGGGTCTTCCATGAACCTAACTCTACAGATGGCAAAGGTAAGCATTTGGAAATGCTGGGCATCATCCTTCTGGTGCAGCACATAGTTGATGTAGTCTTTCAGGCTGCCCATCTTTCTCAGACCTCTGAACAGAACAGATTTGGCGGTCTTCTTCGGAACCCACATCTTAGGAATGAAGAAATCGGATAGTTCTATCTTCACACGATGCTCAAAGTTATAGCAACCTTCGCCCGTCATAGGGTCGTAGGGACCATAAATCTCATCGTACCGCTTCTGATTTTCCGCTACGAGATTATCTATTTCCTGTTCAGTTACTAGAGCCATCCGTTAAATCGTTTAGTTCTTCGAAATCTGCATCCTGTATCTCGGGTGCTTTGCTTATATCCAGTACGTCTGCCTCGTCTTCGTCCTCTACGGTTGTCATACCAAGTGCCATAAGCTGCTTGAAGTCTGCATCTATTCCGTGGGTAACGCTTACTTCTGTCTGCTTTGGTATCATGTGCTTGGTAAGGTCTTTGTAGATGGTGACGTATGTCTTAGGATCATACTCTGCCAGTTGGTTCATACAATCCTCAAACTGCTCTTGGCTCCTTGCCAGCCAGTCACGTATATATTCCTTTTGGGCACTCTTTCTTGCAGGGAGAAGCTTCTTTACCTTCTCCTTCTTCTCCTTCTGTATCTCCCTTACAGACTTGAATCCATCCATTTCAAAATCTTCCATACGCTCGCTTTTTTATTATCCGAAGGGTTTCAGAGTATGAATCATACTGCCTGGCTTGGTTGAGTTGGCGCAGTCTATGATGTTTATCTCTAGTTCGTCCAGTTGGTTCATCTGGTCTATCGTCAGAGGGTCCTTGCTCGTCAATGTGCGCATAAAGTATTCGTATAGCGCACCGGTCACGATATAGTCGTGTATCAGCTTGACGAGTGCATCATATTTGGTATCATCCCAGTAGTCGGGAAATTTCAGCCATATTTCCTTCTCATCCCATTCTCTCAGGGCATTATCTCTAACCCTTCCTTCTGGTTTCATTACATAGGCAGACAGATTCGCTTCCACCTTATTAATATACTTGTCAAACCATCGGTAGAAGAGCGGGCGTTCCTGATCGTTCTCGCTTGTCGGAATATCTTCGCCTTGCGCGTCCTTCATGTTCCGTCTTGCTCGTCCTACCATGTTGGTATTTGAATCTATGTCATACCAGAGTTGTGTGGCATAGATAAAGATGTGTTTATCCCAATAGCCGTGCCCTGCTCTTCGTGGCTTCGGCAAGAAAGGATTTGGCTCGGGCTTCCATCCTCTCTCTCTGATAAAATGTGTTGGGTGTAATTTATTAAACTCCGGATAGCTCATATCTTGATATTTTATATTCAATATTACAAAACTCCTTCCTCCTCAGTTACGATGGCATCGCAAGTGAACTCCAGTTTGTCGCTATGTCTTGACCATAGCTTCACCTTGCAGAAACCGGTATTTACCGGAACTAGAGTAAAGGCTCGCCTATCCCTGCATCGGTGTATCTCTATGATACTTGGGTCTTCGCTTCTTGCCTCAATATCATCAATCGCTCCATCATTGATCGAGTAGGATAGGGTAACTTCCTCTCCCTTCTCTAGAGTTATCTCGCCTTCAACGCCCTCACCATTCACCTTTGCGGTCAGCTCGGTTGGATAAGGAACGGTAGGGACCATCGGACCACTCATCACGAAGCACTTTCTGATGGCTATCTCATCTGATGCAAGTGTAGCTTGGTATGGCTCCGCTTGTTTCAGGTTTGTTGTTTTCAGCCACCACTGGTATATCATGTAGTCCTCCACGTATCTTGCTGACAGCCTTGCCAGTGCGTCGGTCAGCGTTCCGTTATAACGTCTTGATACTGATAGGGTGAACTCCACAATATCATCCGTTCTGCTTCCATAGTAGATGGCGTTGTCGCCAATAGTCTGAGGCGTTGGCACAAGATAGTCTACGAAGATGGTCTTCAATACTTCCAGGGCTGTATCAAAGTCGTGGGTCAGCGTTCTTTCGTGTACCTCATCATCACCGGCAGCCTCGTTAAAGCTTACTTTCGCTGCTTTTTCGTCTGTTGCAGTATCTATCTTTGCTTTCAGGTAGGTTGTCGACTTTACTGCCTCCATCACTACCGATTTGATAATTTGAAATTTTATGATCATAGCTTATCCTTTTTAGTCAATGATTATTTCGCCTGTCATGTCTGTCAGACTCTTGTTGCTGCTTGCCGGTGGAGTCTTGTGATAAATCAGCTTGATGGCCGCTGCTATATGGTTCGCCATGTCCGCAGCATACTTCTGTGCCAGCTCTTCCTCGGTCATTCCCAATACCGCATTCGATACATAGGCTATCACATACCCCATGAAGTTGCCTTCAAATGGAACGGTAATACCGTCTTCTCCGTCTGCCCATCTGCTGTTTTTGAACTTAATCACCATTGCGTCCCCGTTCTTGTAATAGGTTACTTGTGGTGCCAGCTCTGCTACAAATGTTTCTGCCGCAGCGTTGATATACTGCTTCATGATACCTTTCTCTTCCGAAGATAGGGTGGTCTTGGCAAACATCGTATCGCCGTTCTTATCTTTCAGGCGTTTTCCGATGAGAGCGAAGTGTTTGCTTACCTCACTCATCACCTTCTCCATTTCTATCGTTATCTGTACTTCCATACCTTATGCTGCTCTGTTATATCCTAATGCACTCTGTGCTTGTGCTACTGCATTCTGGTCTGCACCCTGCACAATTCCGTTCTCTACCTGACCACCGCCTTGCTGCATAGCCATTGCCTGTTGCTGCTGATACATCTGTTCAAGCTGAGCCTGCTGCTCCTGTACGCTGGCAAGCAACTTGTCTGCAAATGGTGCGTTGAGATTCTGCAGATACTGAATGATATTGATACCGCCCATTTCAAGAAGCTTGTCGAGCGTATCGTTTTGCATCGTGTTGAAGGCTGCCGTAGCTGCTGCATTCTTGATGCTGATCTTGAAGTGAATATCTCTTGCCGAAAGACGGTCGTACTTGTAAACCGTATTGAAGTTCCGGTCGTAAACCCTTCTTCCGTCTTCGTAGTACTGCTGTATAGTCATGCACTTCTTGGTTGCCAGCTTCTCCGTGAACACGTCCATGTCGGCAAGGATGGTATACAGAGACGTGGTTGCATTCTGGCTTTCCTGTGCATATCTGGCTGCCGAAGTTCCTGCCGATGGGGTCTTACCCTGCAAAGCACCGCTCACGTTGGTAACCTCTCTAATCAGGTTCAGTTCTATCTGCAAGAGTTCATTCGTACCGATGTTCACGGCATTCGATGTAATAATTTCTGGCTTCGCATTCGGCGTCTTTACCGATGGCTTGTAGAATATCCATCCGTCATACTCTACCGCCTCTTCCATAAACTGCTCTGGCGTTCTGCCGTTAAGCACATTCGTAGGAATCATCTTGAATCCCTTGAAACTGCTTCTGATGGCCATGTCGTTCATTACAATCAGTCGGTTGATGTATCGCTGCTGGTCTATGATGTTGGCAAGGAATGGATGAATCTCTCCGTTGATATACGGATAGAGTTTCATCGTGAAAGGATGGCTCTTATAATCGTATGGTGTTTCGCCCTGGCAGAGGATAGTTCCGTCTGGCGCCATATAGGTATAATACCAGTACTTATCTGCAATCTCTTCGCTAGTGATGTACGCTCTGTCTTCTTCCGCTATACCCATTTCGTCATACTGCTGCTTGCGCTTCATGTTGTCGTTGCGTAGCTTCTGTATCATCGCAGTATCATCCAAGTCTATACGGAAGTAAGCACCGGTTCCTGTGGTAGCAATCGGGTCAAAGCATTGCAGTCTTGGCTTGGTTTCCGTGGTCCATACCTCAATCACTCTGGAGTAATGTCTTCCCTTGTTGCTGTGGTCGAAACAGAGATTCTCCAACGCTTTCTCTTCGTTAAACTCATAGCCGTAGCTGTTGTCGTCCGAAGGATAAATATCAAAGATGGCGTTCAGATCTTCTTCTGTAAGCCCATATTCCTGTTTGGCAAACTTCTGATACAAGTCTTCTCGGCTCACGTCATGCAGAACACCGATAAGACTCACGTCATTGTGTCGTGGGTCGCTGCCGCATTCAAAAAACATGTGGTCGGGTTCCATCGCGTCTGTCCATGAATCGGGCATTTCCAGTTCCTTCGCCTCCCAACTCTCTCTGACAAACATCTGACCGCCCATCAGATAGTCCTTGATAGCGTGGTTCAGCACATCTTGCATGTACGTTGTTTGCCAGTTGCATTGCATCGTAGCACTCATCATGTCGCTCAGTTGCCGGGAGTCGCTGTCTCTTGCAAAGCAGACCGGTTCCGTACCCTGCTTGGCATAAAGACCGGCAATAGATTCCAGAATGCTCACCATGATGTTGTTGCTCATAGGTGTCTGGTTGCGCTTCTCCATATAGGTACGCTCCGTCATTTCCTCCCAGTAGCCATGATGGTATACTCTGATGGTGTCGCTCCATTGGTCGCCCATACAGTAGCGCATCGTTCTCGCCCTCGTTTCTCGCACACCGCTCAGGTTATTCCAAGCATTTCTGCATCGGCTGAGTAACTCCTCGTCCTTGCCGTGTTCTTGTCTTCGCTTGCGAGCCTTAACCGAGTCATACTTGTTATGTTGAGGCATCACTTTGCTAAGTGTCAGTATTCTTGCCTTTACCATTTTCTTATACATTATTAATTATAGGCGCAAAAATAGGCAAAAACATGGCTTTCTTTGCCGTGTTCCAACCAACCGCCAAGCGCAAGGTTGGAGCACGGCAAAACTTCTTCAATTTATTTGCATTTTTGCCGAAAAGTTTCAAACAGTATAGAGATATGACAAAAGAAGAATTAGCACAGATGAATGAGGAAGGTGGCGCTCAACAGACTCCACCTGCTGAGGCTGCTACAGATGAAACTCCTGTAGAGGATCGCCCTAATCGCAAGGCTTTCTCTGACCGGTTCAAGAAACGCCATGCTGACATCGACTTCGAAGACAAGGAAGCTCGTTATGCGGCAATGAATGATGATGCTGATTTGCTCGGACAGTACGAACAGAGCGGTAAGGCGTTGTCTAAGGTTTTCGATAAGCACAAGTGGCTCGCTGCTCTGGCGATGGATATGGAGAAGAATCCGGACGATAATCCGTTTGATGCGATGGCTCGCATGGGTATTGACGTTAAAACCTTGCTTGATGATCCTGAAGGCGGCAAGAAACTCGCTGAGATTCTCGCCAAGCACAACGAGGACGTGGCTGAACAGAATGAGGCTACCGAGAAGGTTACTGCCAACATGCGCAAGTCGCTTGAACGCCTGATGAAGCTCTATCCCGATGATGCACAGGATATGTGGTCCCAGATTTACGAGATTCACGACAAGGTAGAGAGTGGCGATATTTCAGATGATATTTGGAAGATGCTCCACAACGCCAACAACTACGATTCCGACATCACTTCGGCGCGCGACGAGGCGGCTATGCAAGCCCGAAACGAAAAGATTCAGAATAAGGTTCGCTCTTCTAGCACCGAAGGCATCCCTCCTTCTCTTTCTAGTTCGGGCGCAGGAAACAAGCCTGCTAAAAAGAAGAATGAGCCGAAGAGCGGATTCTTCGAAGGTCTCACTTATTAATATTAATCCATAAATATATGTATAAAATGAAGAAAGATTGTTTTAAGAATTTTATGAGCGGTCAGTTCATCATGAAGATGATTCTGATGCTTCTTGCCGTGGTTACTGGCGGCGGCGTTCTCGCTATTGCTGAAACCGCAGAGCCAACTACTCAGATTGGCGATGAGGGTCACGAACCTTCAACCAAGACTGATGCGGCAACTGAACCTGTTGATCCTGATAAGTCAGACCGGTTGGCTCCAGGCGGTAAGGTAGAAGGTCAGGACTTGACCGGTACGCAGGCTTCTGCAACCCAGATTCGCAAGGGTGGTCTTGCCGAGGAGGATTGGGATAGTGAGGTAGAAAAATATCGCCCTTTCCGCACTCCTTTGCTCCAGATTATCCGTAAGATTACCAAGAGTGTGCCTTGCAATGGCTACGAGAAGAAGCATGCCCGTGTCGGTGGTGACACCCTCGATGGTGTTGTTACTACTGCTATCGAAAAGGTTGAAGCCGGTGGCACTATCAAACTTACTAAGGCTAACTTCTCGGGTTCTCTGCTTCCTCTCTACAAGGGTAGTACCGTTATCGTTCCTTCTGTTGCCGGTTATGAGCGTGGTTCTAAGACTAAGGTTAGTGGTCGATTGAATCTCTTGGTTATTGAGAAGACGAAGGATGAGGTTACTTTGCAGGCTCTTAATGGTCCGGCTGAGACCGAAGGCACTGTTGGTGAAACCCTCGATTCCATGGGCTGCCCTGCTATCCCAGCTAACAGCCGCATCCTCTGTGCTTCCACCATCCTCTCCGAGAGCCAGATGAACGTTCCACCTGAGAACTACCAGCCTCGCTCAGAAGAGGTTTACTTGCAGAAGCGTGCATTCTCCATCATCTTCACCGAGGAGTTCGAGAAGATCAAGAAGAAGGCGCCTCATACCGTTGCTGATATGAAGGAAGATGCCCTCACCAAGTTCTTGCTTCGTCAGGAGCGCAGTTATCTCTATGGTACTAAGTTGAAGTTCCTCATGGAGACCAAGGACGGTGCTCAGGAATACGCTTACTCTGCTGAGGGTATCATCAACCAGCTCACCAACTCTTACGGTATCGGCGACACCTATACCTTCGCTGACCTTATCGCTATCGCTAAGCTGATGTTCACCGACTTCGCCGAGTCTGATACCATGTATCTCTTCTGTGGTAAGAACGCTGTCGAGCGTCTGATGAAGATTGAACTTCCTAAGGGTCGCGATGTCATGTTCTCTACAGTTAAGGAGTTCGACATCACCTTCAACCAGTTCAAGTGTAGCTATGGTACTCTCAACTTCGCTTGGGATAGCACGCTCGACTACATGGATTTGGAAGACTGCATGATTGGTGCTGACTTCAAGGGCGCTCGTCACTACGTCAAGGAGAAGAGCAAGGAGCGCACCAACGACTTGTCAAAGGATGCTTACGATCCACGTCTGGCTAAGCGTTACATGCACTGGGAGGCTGATTGCGTTGCCCTTCGTGGCTACAACAGCATTCTTGTTGGTCCAGAGAATAAGATTTCTACACTTGGTGCATCGGGTGTTATCAACAACATTATCTCCATGAGCAAGTTGCCTGAGACTCCTCGTGAGGGTATGATTGTCGCTTTGACAGCCGATTACAATGCTCCAAATGCTGATAGTGGTACAACCAAGTACGAGAAGGAGAATGTTTACATCTACAAGGGCGGCAAATGGGAACTCTTCTCAGGTCAGCTTATTGCAGCCTAGTGTAATACACCGAATAACAAGTGACTGGCTTCGTGCCGGTCACCTGTTGTTCTAAATAAATAATTAGCAAATATGATTAAGGTATATAGATATAATGCAAATAGAAACTCTGTAAGTCATATTCTTCAAGGCAAGAATGGCGTAACAGTTCGCTACAACTTCGAGCGTGGTAATGTGATTACCAAGCAGAAGCCGGAAATTATCTTGAAGAATGAGTACGCTCAGAATTTGCTCGAAAGCAGCGATCTCTTCAAACAGGGTCTTGTTAAACTCATCCGTTCAGAGGAAACTCTTGAGGATAAATTGAAGAAGGCTGCAGAACTGGAAGAGAAATCTTCAGAAGAAAATAAAAAGGGACCTATTGAGGTCGCTTCTGTCGTTTCTGATGAAGACTTGATTGCTTTTGTCAATGAGGAAGACAAGCGCGAGGGTTCCCGACAGTTCAAGACTTTGACAAGTGCTTTGGAATGGGCAACAAAACACAACTTTGTTTTCCCAAATCACAAGCCATAATATATAATAAGGTGTAAATGAGTATAGAGGAAATCATAAAGGCAGTACGTTGGTGCATAGACGAGGAATCCAACAATACATCGGAAATCACCGATGAGAAGGATGATTTGTATATGGACAACATCATCAAGTCGAAGATAAACGATGCCCTGCATTGGATAGCTATTACTGCTGCATCTTCGCCTGCCCTATCCGATTCCAAGAGCATAGGCTCGACTTCCGACACAATTCAGGTGTCCGATTTTGATTCTAATCACAACATCGGTGTTATCACCATGCCTTCCAATATGGAGATTATTACCATCAACCGCATTCGTGGCGCTTCTTGGTATAAGGCAGTCACCCCAGTAGAGGACACCGATGATGAAGCTCTTATGATGTACGACGATACCGCAAAGGGCACCATTGATCGCCCGCAGGCTGCCATCATGCGAGAGAATCCAATCAAGATCCTCATGCAGCCCAAGACTTCAACGGCGGTCATTACCTATGTAGGTGTGCCTAAGTCTGTGAGCACAGACGTTTCCACAACAGATGTTTCCATTCCGGACAAACTAAAGAATGCCTTCATCTACTATCTCGCCTTTCTGCTCCTCTCAGCCTACGATGATACCAAAGCTAGCCAGATGTACACCATCGCTCTGCAACAGCTAGGCGTAAATCAAACCTCAAAATAAAGACGATATGGAGAATGTAACAGCCACATACGATGCCAATGAACTTGCGTGGGTAACTCCAATCCTTACTCTTCGCCGTGATATTTTCCTAAGAATCACGCTAAGGGAAAAAGGAAAGGTGGTTATCCGTCAGTCAGATGATAAGGGAAATTTCCCTCGCATCCCGATACGTCGCCACAAGGACACCCAGTCCTTCGAGTTCCGTATCTCGGTTATTCCCGATACCGTCCAAATTCAAATATTCACTTCTACAGAACCAAAAGAAATAAAATATGCCTACATTTAGACAAGATGAAAAGCTTGGAACGAAGGTGCCGCTGATAAAGACAGCCGACTTCAACGACAAGTCTGTCACAACAGAAAAACTTGCCGAAGGTTCTGTTACTAATTCAAAGTTAGCACCAGAATCCGTTACACAGGATAAGTTCGACAAGGAACTGCTTCAAATCTTCAAGGCGGCAGCAGGTCTTCCTGAAAATCTTATCGAGACGATACAGAATGTTGATACCACCCTTGCTGATCATCAGCGGCAAATCTCATCCAATGATGATGATATTTCCGACCTCCAGACCAAAACAAAGCAAATCAAGGACACCGTAGATGGCATAGCGATCAGCGGTGGCGCATCCGTAGGTTCGGCTGTAACCTACGACAATACACAGAGCGGTCTTGATGCTCAAAACATTCAAAATGCTATTGATGAACTTGTTAATAATCTCGGTCACTACGAAACCCATGAGGAGTGGTTGCGTGTCTACACAGATGCAGAAAACAAGTTCCTTTGGGGTATCCGTATAGATGGCAGCATCGACTGGGCAGTCGGCATTCCTCGTCCTATCCAGAAGAAAATAGAGGAACTGATCGCTACCGATACCTCCATTCAGAAATCTATCACCCAGCTTCGCACAGAGTTGACAGAATCTCTAAATAAAAAAATTCAGTCACTCAAAGACAACGAAATCAAGAATCTTCAAGATACAAAGGTAGATAAAGAAGAAGGCAAGTCTCTAATTGAAGATGAAGTAAAGGAGTGCTTTAGAATAATTGAGAACGAAGAGTTCCTCAAAGCTATTGTAGATTCAGATGATAAGGTTCTGTTTGGTTTCTACAGAGCAACTGGCAAGCCTTATTATCCTCTCAATGAAATGTATCACGTCATTCAGAACGAGGAATACTTTGCTGCTTGGCTTGATGCAAACAACAAAATACTCTTTGGAATAAAGACTGACGGAAGCACTTATATCGCCAAGTCAGAGTACATTAACGCTGTTAAGGAGATACAAGCAAAGATTGAAAGCCTTTCGGAAACATTTTCACATCAAGACAACCCCGAATTTATGGCTGTTACCACTGATAGCGAGGGGAAAGTGCTTGAAGCTACGCAATCCGATGGAAAGAAATACTTTCCCAAGCAAGCACTTCTCGACAAGTACGATGACGTTGAGGGCAGGACTGAAATGACACTTGACGCAGAGGACAGGGTACTTGCGTATAGGGATAAAGAAGGAATTAAGCACGAGGAAAAACTTGCGCTTCATGAAGTGTATGACAAGGATAACAATAAGATAAACCTTGCCACAAAAGAAGATGTGGAGAATGTAACCGTTGACCCGTCAGACATTAACATTGCTGATTTAGAGGGTGTAAGTAACCACAACACCCCTAACTTGCTTATAGCTTCAGAAATGCAAAAGACGTTCAATGACGGAACAAACAGCTTTACCCCGCCTAATGAGGGTTACGAAATGTCTAACCCAATAGAATGTCAAGCTGGTGACTGGTTTACAAGAACTGGTACGGCTACTGGTATGGTAGTTGTTACTGATGAGAACGACAAGAATGGTACAAGGCTTTTCAATGCTGACGGTACTACATTAGGCAGCACATTCCAAATACCTGCTGATATGACTTGGGTGAAGTATATAAGAATGGCTGCCGAAGTTGTTGGTGCGGAAGATGGTTCTGTTGTTATTTGTAAGGGGAAGGAAGCCTTTACTGGTGAAGATAGGGGTGATTACCTTACAGTGACTAAACTTAGGATAGGAAAAAGGAACTTGTCTAAGGATGTAATGTATGTGAAATCTGAAGACGGCACAAAATTCTATGAACTTTATGTAGATAGTACAGGCGCATTAAAAGCAAGAGAGATTGACCCTGATGTTATTCCCGAAAGTGATTATCCGACAACGTGGTATCCAATACAGCTGACAGGCAGCTTTAATGGCTATTGTGATAGAATACCAATGGTGACGAATAGATACCTGTGGATAATGAAGGCAACTGGTCCTACAAATATAAAGACATTTAAACAACAAATTGTAAATACATACAATACATTTGACCACTATTATAACAATAGTGGCGAGGAAAGATTTGTAACAATATATGGAGGTGAATCTGCCGCAACTGGTGTAAAAAATGGTGCAACGATTTATGATAAGGACTTGAACATTATAGAAGAAGGGATACACCCTGACAGCTATGGATATGACCCTCATGATGTTGCATATATAAATGATGACCATTTGATTTTCTTTTCTTCTCCAGAAGAAACCATAAATGTTCCAGGAATAGGCAATGCAAGTATCTTGGGCATAAAAATAGAGGAAGTAAAGAAAATAAACGGAGTTTGGCAAAATGTAGGTAAATTTGAATCTAAGAATTATCCACAGCTATATACTGATGCTTACGGTAATTTATCTGACAATCCAATATCAAGTCATATAAATACATTGACATTGGATTATGACGGAAACTTGATTGTAAATTGCAGGAACTGGGAAAGCTGGATTAAGATAAAGAGAGTTGAAAACGGAGACGGCACTGTTACTATCGGCTCAAAGACTCATGATTATAATGAGGCTATTATAGGCAGGGTCGGTGGTAGGCACAATTCAGCTTACATTGATAGCAAGAGAGTGCTTAATGACGGATTTAGCTTTACAAACACACCTGCAAGCCTTACGGAAATTTCTGATGATGATTGGGAAGAGTGGCAATGGTTTCACTGCCACGATGTCAAGTATTGGGGCATGAAACAAATAGACGGTAAGCAATATCCTACTTACACTCTGTTTGATAATAATATGTGGACTGGCACTTCAGAAACTGGACTGTATAATGCAACAAACAAACATAACAACATCACTCTAAATCCTAATGGTGATGGCTCTCACTATCTTGAAGAGTATACAAGTGAAGATGGATATGAGGAATACCAGCATTCTAATGTTGTACAGATGTCAATAGATTGGGAAAATCATCTTATCAAGGATTACAGAGTATATGTTGTTCCTAAATTATACACTCAACAGCAAGGCGGTGCCACAATGTTTGATGAGGGTATAGTAGGCATATCCTATTCTTCAGAGGGAACGTTTGGCATTTGGGACTTCACAACAGAAGAAACGAATATAACAAGCCATACATATAGGGGTGCTAAAGAGGTGTTCAAGGGTAAGTATGATACTTATAGAATATGTTACAGGATTAACGCATATAAAATTAAATAATAACAATTAAAAAGAAAAAACTATGGATTGTTTAGTAACAAAACTTAAAGGAGTTGTTAATGACGATAGTCTTAACATTTTGGGTGCTTACTATCTTACAAAAGTATCTAACGGTAACAGTAGCACTAACTATATAACTGAACTTTCTGCCACTGAAAGTGGAAAGTGCAAGCTAATGGTATATAATGGAACTCTAACCATTAATACCATTGATTACACTGAAAGTGGATATACGTTGTCAACAAAGGCTTTTTCAAGTCCCATCAATGTTAAAGTTCAGGCAAATGCAGGAAAAGACGCATATCTTTATGTAACGAACAGGCATTACTTGAAGAAAGTGAATATGAACTTCACGCCATGTGCTAAGACAAATAATATTGGTGATGCCCTCAACTTATTATCGTTTAACGGGTTTGCTTACAACGGAGAGATAACACCGTTGAATTACTCTAATTTGAAGGATTTCATATTGTATTCTGATGGAAATGAAGAATTGGGTACAATAACTGGAACTCTTAACGGTTCAAAATGCCCTAAATTGAAGACCTTGTCTTTGTTATCTAACCAAAGATATTCCAGTGCGCAAATGACAGTGGACATAGATACACTTGACCTTCCATTATTGGAAACTTTTATTTGTAAAAATATGGTTTTATCGGGAAGCATAGCTAACCTTAATTCAGTAAATGTAAAAACCATCACTATTATAGGTATTGGCAATGATAATGCTAACAAAATTGAAGCATTTGCCAAGAGACAGGTTGCAATGGGCAGGACAAGCGGAACTTGCACTATAACAATCGAAGAAACTAAAAAGATTGTAACTTTCACTGGAAGTGGAGACGGTTACTCGATAACCGACAATGGTGTAAATTAAGGAAACATCCGAGCGTATAGGCAAGTATACCGAGCAGCTAATTACTGAGAAACTTGCCGAGAGAATGGACGCAAGTAGTAATAAGTAAGTGATTATGTGAGGCACTATAGAGAACATACGGATGATAGCTACCTATAGACTTGGTTGTTTAAAATAAGTTTTTAGTAATAACTTGATTTATTTGTAGTAAATAAGTTACTTATGCTATTGTATAAGTAACTTATTTTGTTTATATTTGCAGTCTAAGAAAAATAGAATTTTATGATAAAAAAATATATAAAATTGGTTTAGTAGTTTTACTAGGTTTGTATATAATAGGTACTTATGTATTATATAATAAAAATCAGGAATTAAAGGATGATTTATCAGTCTCAATATCTAATGAAAAGGCTTTTATGGCAGAAAATTCATCATTAAAAGATGATAGTAAAGCATTTAAATTTATTATAGAGCAGCTTGAGTATTATAATGATTCAATCTTACAAAAGATGAATGAGGTCAGGAAGGAGTTAAAGATAAAGGATGGTGACAATGCTGAGGTATACCCAGCAGTAAATACCACCGCAGTAGAGTTTGACACATACACAGAAGCAAAGGATTACGTAGATGAGCATAACTTGGTGTATGAGAAACCAAAGTATAGGGAGTAGACCATATAGATAAAGAAGAAGGGTGAGTCAAAAGATTCACCCTTTTCTTATGCAGCAAGCCTGCACTAATCCACCAAGCAAATAGCAAGCCTCCTCCCCATACATATTTATCAAAAACTGCTCGGAAATGTGCTGAACCACATGCAGCATTTCGTGGCTGAGGCTGTTCATGTATTCTGCCTTTGAAGTAGTCCAGCCAATAACAACCACCGTTTTTCTTATATCAACATTAGAATAGGTTATCCCTTTATTGGCTTCGCCTTCGAGCACGAGATTACAGGCATCTTCGAGAGGAATGCCGGCGCATCCCAAATCCCGAAGATGCCTTCTTACCTTCATGGCATCCTTAGAATGAACATCGTACATTACATGTACTGTCCAGTCATACCTTTCCAAGTAAATCTCCTGCTCAGTCAAAACTATAAACTTTAAACTATCAACTATAAACTACAATATCTCTTCCCAAGGAATGCCAACACCATTGAAAGATGTGTCTGCATAGAAGCGGTTGAAGATGAAACCGTCCTGCTGATCCTCATCATCCACGTAGTCCTTGATGAACTGAGCCATCTGCTTCTCTTCCGTGATAGACGAACCGTAGAAATCAGCCAGGCACATGTGTGCGATGTAAACCGCATCGTAGCCCACATTATTCTCCAGCACGATATTGTTCTTCTTCAAGATGTCCTCAATATCATCCTTGCTCATTATGCGGATTGGCTTACCGTTCTTCCGCATCTGCTTTACTGCCCACTCACACATCTTCTTATTGAAGTGCCAGCCATTGTAGCGAAGGTAAGCCCTCATTTCTTCCGGCTGATAATCGTAGGCGTTCAAAGATTGTCTGAATTTTCTTTCCATAATCTTTCTGCTATTAAAAAGGGTTTGGTAACGAAATCTGTTTCACTACCAAACCCCAAGTTAGTTAATACTCGTCGCCGTAGCTTCGATAATCACGTTCTCCACGGTCTCTGTCGTCACGTTGGCGCATGTCGTCGTACTCTTCATGCTCTCGCATACCACTTCTGCCTCCACGACCTCTGTAATCGGGCATGCGGTTGCGCTCGCCGTATCGGTCACGTCTGCCTTCACGCTTCATTTCGCCCAGGCAATTCATCGCCTTATCCAAGTAGCGCAAGCCTTTCTCCACGTTCTCATACAAGCCATCAAACTTGTCTTCTGTAATCTCAACCATTATCATAATTTTAAGATTTTTAAAGTGAATAGATAGGAGATTACTTGGTTATCGCCTGTTGGAGCAATCCCATCATCTTGTCGAGCTTGCCCTCCATGCCGGAAACCTTGCCTTCCAGCTTGCTGATCTTCTCAGTCTGTTCCCTCTCCTTGGCTATCTGGGGGTTGAGTTGCAATAGCATTCCCTCACAAGAATCAACGACTTTCTTGTGGTAATCTACGCTCTCCAGTATCGCCTTGGATTGTCTCAGCATCGTATCGACCTCTGCACTCATGGCTTCCTTGTTGTCGCTCACCACAAGATTCTTGTCGTTGGCTATCTGTCCGTTGGCAGGTAGCTGCTTGAAATCCACCTCCTCATCGTTCAGCTTCACCTTCACATCAACCACTGTCTCCATAGGCTGAGGCGTGAAGCCATTGTTGAAGGTAGGGTATTTCGTCTGAGGATTGCTTACCGAAACAACCTGACCAATCTGCAAGTTCGGGTTTTCGCCCTTATCTAGGACATAGAATAAAGAATTTGTTCTTAAACCTTGAAACATAATGTAATCTCCTATTATCTATTCTTTTTGTTAAACAATACCCGTCATTAGCTGAAGGGTGTTAGTGTCTCTCTCAAACCAGAGCTGAACAACTCCAGTTCCCGGCACGTCTGCAACCGTTAATGCCTCACCATTGAATTTGGTTACGGCTTGGGTTGCGCCGTTGGTCTCGAAAAGGATAGGCAGCGTACCAGTCGTTCCAGTCGGAATAGCCTGGCGCAGATTTACGAAAATCGTTCCTCTGTAGCTGGCATTCACGAAGGCGTGGTTTTTAAAGGTGAACACCACATCGGCAGTATTCACCTTCACGCCAGTAGAAGCGATAGCCGCCGAACCGTTACGATTCACCCATGTATAAGGTCTTAACCATAACATAGCAGCCTCCTTTCTTTAACCCCAGAATCCATTGTTGGCAGCATTCAGTCCATACAAACCTGCCTGATAAGCCACGCAGTTAGGAACCGCAGTAAATGGGCTGTAAGGAGTAGTTACTGTCTCCGGCAGCTTACATTTGATGCCAGCTACCTCGTTCTGCAGACCAGCTAAAACCTGATTGATTGGTGCTACAGCCTGACCCACGATTTGTGAAGTCATTGCGGAAGCCTTGAAGGTACTGTTCTCCTCACGCAGAGAATCAATCTTGTTTTGCATTTCGCGCATCTCAGCCTGCTTCTGACCGTCAACGATGATCTGAGTGCTTTCCTTGATGGCGTTATGCAAATCGCAAGTCTGGCGCTGGGTTTCGTAAGCTACGTTAGAGAAGCCACGCTCCTGACCATTAGCTACATTGTTGATGGCATTCTGTAAGGTACCAGTCTGCTGACAGATAGCCAAGCGGTTCTCGCAGCAGCAGTTTGCAATCTGCTGAGCAATCTGCATGTTACCCTGCTGCAAAGCATTGATGGTCTGCATGCCACTCATACCTACCTGATTACCTACACTCTGAACCTGAGAAGTCAAAGCAGAAATGGCATTCTGAATCTGACCTTCGGTACAATTGAGCTGAGTAGCCAAATTGCTGAGCGCATTACGATTACCACCGATGGCATCCATCAAAAGGGCACGACCATTGTCGTTGTTAATCTCGTTAGCAAGACCGCCACGACCGTTATTGCCGAAGCCACCCCAGCCATTACCGCCCCAACCCATAAGGAAGAAGAGGAAGATAACCCACATGAACCAACCACCTTCACCGCCGAAGCCATTGTTGCCCTTCATAGCGAGAAGCACATTTGGATCTACACCCTGCTTCTGGAGCAGAGGAGCAAGAAGTCCAAGCATTCCGTTTGAACCTCCGTTTTGGTTTTCACCAAAGATGTATGTCTTAGATTCTGACATAATAAAATAGATTATTCGTTTCGTTCACTATTGAACTTGGTGCAAAGTTACGAAGAAGATGAGGCTCTGCCTAACTATGCTCAAAATAAAATTTTCGCCATCAAAGCCACTGTTCCTCAGCATTTTATGCTGAGTCACCTCCTGCTCGTTTATTTAGCATAAGTCTAAACTATACAGAAAATACCCCGAACCCGATACAACCTATCAATATTTTCCGTACTTTTGCAGAAAATAACGCTTAACTATTTATGATTATGAAGAAATTAGTAGCATTGTTTTTCGTTATAGCCCTAACATCTTGTGGTTATAAGAAAAGCATAGGGGATAAAGTATATATTCAATTTGTAGGTTCAAGCGGTCCAAGAATAACGGTTGCTCATTCAAGACCAGATTGTCCCGATATTGATTCATATAAGGAAGTATCATTAAAGGATTGTTATGCTATGACCGTTTGTGCTAAATGCGTAAAAGAGGAAGATGCACATAAAATATTAAAGGAGTGAGCCTTGCGCCCACTCCTTTCTTTATTTATTCCAATCTATCCAGTTCATCCACCGCATCCATCATGATCCTGTCAATATTCTGATTAGCGAAGTTGATGCTCTCGGTATCAGAAGATTTATCTCTGAGCTTCTTCCATCGTTTCATCTGCTTCTCTGCCAGCTCGATGATTCTAACCTTGGCAGCCTCCTTGGAGTTTTGGAAGTGATAATACTCACCTATATTCGTGATTCTCTTGTCAATCGGAACGTTCTTCGATTTCAGTCGGTCCACGTTGGCCATGGTCTTTTCCATTTCGTCCTTGTAGTTATACCACTTGCTCTTCGTTCTCTGCAAACTGCTCTGCTCACTAGGCGTATAAAGAAGAGAGCGAAGGAAAGGAATATCCTTGGTTTCCGTGTCGCTTCCGTGCTTAATAACACCGATAGCTCGCTCTGTAAAGGTAGCAGCGCCACCACCTATGCCACCGATGTAATGATTCAGCATACTAGGGTTCGTTACCATATCCAGGAAACTGTTGCCCAGCATATCCTCATTACCCTTGGCTACATCGTTGGTCTGTGCATTCACCCATTTATTCACAGCCATATATCCGTCAGGAACACCCTTGTAGGCTCTCTGCCAAGCAGGGGAATTTTCATTCCAGTCACCACGTCTTTCGATAGGCGCGCCCTTCCAGTCGGTGTTTAACTCCCATTCCACGAAAGGAGATAGGGCAGAAGGAGAGATAGCCTTGATTGTTTCATTCAATGGCTCCTTGCCAGCCGAAGAGTTACCGAGATAGTCCATCACCGGCACAAGCTGCGACATACAGCCCACGGCATCCAAGGCAGGGTTCTTCTGTCCGCTTACGTTTGGCGAGAAGGTCAAGCCAGCCGCCAAGTCGCCAAGACCATAGAAGGCTCTCAACTCAATAGCAAGCGGAATAGTAACAAACTGACCGCCGCCCTTGTAGATACAGAGATTGTTTCTTCTCACGTAGTCAGGCAGCTCGCCGTATGGGTCCTTCACTCCCTTTCTATCCTTCTCGTCCTCACTCGCAATCAGCACATTGTTACCAAGTGCAGCCAACGCACCGAGGGCAAAAGGAATGGCAAGCATATTGATAGAAGTACCCACAGGATGATTCTTCAAGTTCTTCACAAGAAGATTTGTACTCTGAATACCGGCATTGAAGAACATAGAACAATGTCTCAGATAGCTAGCCGTAAATCCGTAAGCCCATCTTGCAGCCGCCTTGCTGCCAGTCATTTCTCCGTTCTTGAAACTCTTGATGGCATCACCGCTACCATGGCGGTTGAAGTTGGTAGATACCTCCTTCGCATCATAGACCGAACGGATGATAGAGCGGTTACTGTCTCGGCTCGCACAATAGGTAGCAAATCGGGCGATATTCTCAGCCACCTCGTTGATGTTCGCCAGATTTCCGAAGAAGAAGTCACGAAGGACAGCACCGCCCTTGTCAATCTTGCTTCTTTCGCCCTTCACATCTTTTTTGTATTCCTTGGTCCAATCCTGCATGTTCTTGATCTGAACCCAACCGGTTTCGCCGCCGTTCTCCATGAACTCCTTGAAATATCGCTGAACCTTGTCGCTCATATCAAGTGTTCCGTTACGATACTTGGCAAATAAGCCCAAACCAGTAGTTCCTCTCAAATCCTTGAAGCTGATATTCGATGCACCCTTATACAAGCCCAACTGCGCATAGTACTTCGCCCATAGCGCACCATATCTTGCACCCTCCTTGGAAGTAACGTTGCTCGATGCAAACTCCGCATCACGCATGATGTTTCGCATCACGAACTCAGGGTTATAAGATGTACACAACTGCGCCATCATTCTTGAAATAGAACTCAATGGTTTCATGATTCCCTTGGCACCCGAGGTCTCCAGCAATCCATTTAGAGCCTGCGCCGCTCTAGGATTTCCGTTGATAATAAAGGTATGGGTCCTTCCGGCAATCTTCACATCTACGATATGCTGCGATTTATTCTCCGCTCTTTGGAACTTATAACCAATCTTGTCTCTGCGATAAACCTTGTATGCCATACCCTGTGATTCCTTCATCTTCATATCCTTGTTGAAGTCTGAAACAATCTGGTTGATTTCGTCAGCCGTAGCGCCCTCTGGAATATCAGGGTAGCGCTCATAGACGATGTTCACCACTGGGTCTTTCTCATACCAGACGCTTGTTTCGGTAATAAGATTGTTGCCCGAATTATTTCGCGCGAATCTTGCGAAAGCCTGACGGATAGCGTTCATGCCGCCGTTCTTGATAGCTCTGTTGCCCATCGCACCAATCTGCGCCAGTACGTTTGTTTCACTCAGATACTTGTGTCCTCTCGCTCTCATAATCGTGCTTCCGATGTAACTCTTCGGGTCGCCCTGCTCGGTAATGTAGCCATAAGTATCTTCTGCTGTAGCCTCATCATACTTTCTCAAAGGCACATACCAGTTGAACATATTCGATACATGGCCATGCAATTCCTTGCTGATGATGCCATTCTTGTAGTCGCTGTCAATAGAATACTGGGTAGCAGCCTTCACCTTATCCCAATAGTCCTTTACAGCTCCCTTCTTGATGCTCTCCATCTTCGCTTCCGAATCCATCACGCTCTGAATAGCCTCGGCATCATTGTAAGGGTCAGAAGATTTCGTCACCTCCTGAATAGCGTGCATACCCGAATAGTCGTGCTCGCCAGCTTCGAAGTCTGCATCAAAGTGATTTCTGATGCTCTCGTCCAACTGTCTGTAGTACTCCTTCAGGTCGATGTTGCCAGTCTTCAACTCGTTATCAAGATACTCCTTATCGCTATAATAACTGTTTTCCAAGAAGTCGGCATCCTGCTTCTTCTGCTCGCCCATCCTCATCTTCTTCAGGAAATCACGTACAAAGAACTCTCTGTTTCGCTCCAAGCCGTGCTTGGTAATCATGTAGAGATTGAAGTTGCGAATCTTCTCATCATCCTTCTTTCCATCAAAAGCATCCAGCACATCGGCCATGGCCTTGTCAAGAGGCTTCATCACGTTGCGCTCAAACATCTGAGCCGCATCACTCATCGCACCCTGCATGGTGTTCTGCAGTATATAAGGATTCTCAGAAGAAGCAATATCCTCAATCTTCTTATCTGGCACAATCGCATTCATCAACTTCTTCAACGAAAGCATATTGTCCATATAGCTCTCGGTGAACATATAACCATGTTCATCAAGCGAACGGTGGTATCTGTCAAGTGCCGTGCCGGCAGATGGGGTAGTACGGAAGTGAATCTCACCATCTGTAGCCTCATTCCACTCACTCTTGGTAAGATTATCCATACTTCTAACCTTTCCGTCATTTCCGTAGAACATGCCATCATGCGCCACAACAGCAGGCATACGCTCATGGTCGAGACGGTATTTCACCGCCTCGGCTCTCAGTTTCCAATAAGGATCATTTGGATTCTTCTGCAAGTTCTTGCTCAACCAGAGCAGATACTTCACATCTTTAGTATTAGGAGCAATACGATAACCGATTTCGTGAAGGAAATCAGATACCTTATTCTTGATACCATTCCAGAAGCCCGGTTCACCCTTGCCATCCTCGGCGAGTCGCGCGATACCTTCCTCAATGGCATCATAGATATTCAGAGGATTGAACTTTCTCTCCTCATCCACCAGCTTTTTCAAAGCCGCATTCTCAGGCTTATCTAAGTCATACCACACTTCACGAAGGAACTTGTCGAATCGTTCATCACCAAACAACTCTCTCATTCCCTTGTGTCCAACCACCTCATGCCAGATAGTCTTCTCGGCAGTATATCTGTCGTGGATATTAGGCATGTAAAGATGCACCTCGCCAGTCTTCTCGTCATACCAGCCAGTTATCTTTCTGCCATCCTCAATAGCAGCCTTTGCCGCCTTGTTGGTGATCTCATCAACTGATGAAACCATGTTTACCTTTGCGCCAGTCTTCTGAGCCACCTTTTCGATATGGTTCTCAACCGATGAAGCAGGGTAGTTGCTTTCGCCGTTATCTGTGCGGAACTTGGTGCCGCCATTCTTGCCCCATTCCTTGTAGGCATCCTTTGTCATTTTTACGTTGACGAACTTAGCCTGAGGGAACTCCTGTTCCAGTTCAGCCATCTGCTTCAAGAATTTCTCCTTGGTTTCAGGGTTCTGTCTGCCTTGCTCTACGGTAGTGATAGGCACACCAAGTTTTACAAGCTCTCTCAACTGGCTAGGGGTAACTACGTTCCAAGGGATAGTCAATCCTGTTCCTCTCAGTTGGTCGGCGATTTTCTCAGCAACCTCCTCGTCAGGCAATATTCTTACTGCCTTTCTCCATCTAGAGAGCATCACGCTTCTCTGTCTGTCCTTTGGCAGAAGGCTGTTTACTGTTCCAGAAGTCCAAGGCACCAAGCCCACAGAGTTCTTTGCGCCCTCGGCGTGATAGCCGCTAGTCTTCTCGCTCTCAGGAATCTCCCATTCTACAACCTTGATGTTGCCTCTAGCGTAAGCGCCAGAGAACTGATCGTTCATCACCGAAGTAGAAGTGTGCATGTAAGGGTTATAAGCCGCTGGCACTGGTCCTTCACCTGCCCCAGGGTTCTTATCGGTCTTTACAAGTTGGAACTTACCGTTCTTCACAAGGTCAGGTCGCTCGTCTGCGCCCATCCAAGCACCAATCTCTGTAGCATCAGTACGCTTTCCGTCAATGATAGCAGCCATAGGGGAGTAGAGCTTACCGTCCACCTCCTGCATTCCGCTATACATTCTGAAAGTCTTCTCCTTGTTGAGGCGGTCCAGTTCATCCTTGTCGGTAACTCTGTAGGCATAGCCGTTTTCCTCAATGTCATTCATGGCAATATCATCAATCTTTTCATTGAAATCATCCATGATGTCATTGAGAGCCTTATCCATCTTGCTTTTATCAGAAATTTCAAAGAGTTTATGCCATGCGTTCTTTACAGCTTGCCACAAGGAGTTATCGCCTCGGTTGCGCAATTCGTTAACTGCGTTCATGATTCGCTCACCTAAAGAAAGGTCAAGTATCTTTCTCTGCTTTCCACCTGCCATTTCAGCAGCAAATTCATACTCATCCTTACCACCATAGTTACGTATCTTTCCTTCCTCCCAAACAATTCTACCATCAGCCTTAGCCTTATTGTAAATATCAATAACAGTCTTTACAGCTTCAATCTGCTTAGGAGTAAGCATACCTTCTGCCTTTCCGTCCTTTACAAGGTGGATGGCACCCATAGTAGCCTGATGAATTAACTCATGCAGAATGGTATGAGCCGCCTCTTTAGGGTTTGTGTATGTTCTAGAAAGAGTATCAATAAAGAGATTAATGTTTCTTTCTGGTGTAGCTTCACCAACATTGCCTCTCTCGTCACCCTCGTCCATGCCACCAAACTCAACTCCGAGTCGCTTGGCTATATCGCGCGCCTTCTCAAAGAGTCTTCTTGTGCCTTCTTCTTTTGCTTGATTTGTCGCCTCAAAGAGTCTAGATATATCTGCAAAAGAGGCTTTAGCTCCTCTTCGCAATCCATAGCCATCTGCGAGAGCTTTGGCTCGAACTTCTCGATAGTCCATTTCTCTCCTTGCGGCAGTTTTGGCAGCTTCAAGTTCAGCTCTTTTAAGTTGCACAAGATGCGTTCTACCTGCTTTCTCTCGGTTTCCAAAAGTTCGTCCCCAGAATCTAACTTCATCTTCTAGTCCATTTAAAGTGTAAGTAATTTCAGAAGCCTTGTATCTAGAAAATTCTGAGGTATAATAGTCAAGATGTCTGTTAAACTCGGCTTTATCCTCATTCGACAAGTCCTTAGTCAACTCGTCAACTCTATCATCAAACTTCTTTTCAATCTGCGAAGATACATTTTTATCTACATCTTCCGGAATGATTCTACTATTCTTAACATCTTTTGTATCTGTTTTAGAATACTGCAAGCCTCGGTCCTCACGGAAGTGGGTGCCTTCATCCTCAGAAGTCTTGCGCTCCTCCTGCACCTTCACACCCATCTTAGACAGGCGGTCAAGTACTGGTTTCAACTGCTCTGGCTTAAACTCAGCAAGCATATTGTTGCCTCTAGTCTCGAAGTTATTGCCATTAACCAGTTTCAGCAAATCTTCATCCATGAAGTACTTGCCGCCCTTCGCCTTGCTCTTCGGTACACGAAGCTCGTAGAAGTTACCACGATTGTTGTCTATGCGCTTCACCTTCACTTCACCATCCGATGAAGTAACCTCGTCAATACCACCATGCCATGATGAAAGCTCAAACTTATCAGTTACGCTATTGATAGGTGCATCCGTAGTCAAGCCCTTAGGGTCGAATCGGTCCGGCATCAAGATACCTGTCTTCACCTCGCCAGTATCAGTTGTATATTTCACCAGCTGACCGCCCAAGCCCTGATCCTTGCTGTCAACCAAAGCCTGCATCAGATTACCAGTTACAATATAGCCATTCTTGCGGCTCTCATTGCTAGTCAGTCTATCCCAGTTATCAGAGTTTTGGTTCAATACTCTGAGATGGCTGTCTCCCATACCGGCAGCCTGCTTGGTCATGCGGTCGATAGAACCGATAATATCCACCTTGTTTTCACCAGAACCCACCTTGCCGGCAATAGGGAAAGTAATCTTTCTTCTGCCATCCAAGGTAGCGAAGGAAACCGAAGAGGCGTTAGGCGAGTAGTTATCAGTAATCTTGATGTCAATAAGTCTACCGTAACTGTTACCGAATCCGCTCAACTCGTTAGGGTTATTCATATCCGTAGGAAGAACGAAAGTCTGGTTTGTATCGAAGGTATCAAGCACACGCTCAAACATTTCAGCCTTGGCTTTCAGGTTCTTCATCACATCGTTCAGCTTATCTTTCTCCTGCTTGTAGATGTTGTCATACTGATAGCCAGCCATCTTCTCAATCTGCTCATCGCTCATGCCCGAATCCTTCTGACCCTTCTTGCCATCCTTGATATACTTCTCCTTAGCCTTGGTTGCAGCCTTCACGGCACGCTCCTCATACTTCTGAGTCTCGTCCGCAATCTTCTGGTCGAAGTACTCCTTCACGGCAGCCTTCTTATCGGTCTTGTATTCATCCCAAGTCTTGCCGCCAGTCAAACCATCCTGCGAAGCCTTCACCTCAGAAGCCTTCATAGGTTTCTTCAAGATGGCCATGTTCACCTTTTCTATATAGGTATTGTCGGCAAAGGCGTTATCGCCGCCCGGCTCTGCACCCTGCTTCCAAACTTCCTTGCGGAGAGTCTTAGCCTTCAAAGGCAGCTCGGTAATCTCAAGGTCATTTTCGCCCATTTCGTTGAGTCGCTGAATCTCGTTGGCATAAAGCTCGCCAATCTCCTGCAACATCTTCTCCTGTTCAGAAACTCTCAGCAGAGCCATACGCCCAAGCAACTTGCTTGCATCGGCACCAACTTCGCCATCACCAACACCGCCACCGCTAGCAACAAGAGTCTGTGGGTCGATTCTAGACAAATCATCGCCATTACTCTTTTCCCATCCGAATGGATCAGCCATGCGAGCATAAAGGTCAAGATGCTCTGCCATATACTCACGAACTACCTTATCACCATATTTATTGGTAATATCGGCAACTTCCATTTCGTTGAACTTACTCTTCTGAGAAGAAGTTGTGTTGGCATCAAGTGACTTCAACTTAGCCTTAAACATCATCAGCAGTCGCTGCTCGGCAGGGATAAGGGAAACCACATACTCGTATGCACCTCTAGCCACCTGACCGGTTCGGTCGATACGTCCACGCATCTGAACCTCATCGTTTACGTCAAGCTGCTGCTGCGCCACGATCATCACACGCTTCTTCTGGTCCTTATACTTGCTCGAAGCATGAAGGGAAATACCGGTTGCTGCACTCTTGTTGAGAATAAGCGCATCAATCTTGCCATCGTTAAAGTCGCGCGCGAGTTTCTTCTTGTCTGTATCAGAACGCTTCACCTTGGTAACAGTTCCGTTGTCGTTATAAACAAACTCGGTCTGTCTACCGGTCAGCTCGCCAACTTTATAGCCGGCCTTCTGCAGTTCGTTCTTGATAACATCAATAGGGGAGAGTGAAAGACCGGTACTTGTCTGCTCAATCTTCTTTTCCAGTTCGTGATAAGCCTCAACTGCCTCATCGCCCAAATCAGAAAGCTTGATGTAGCCGCTTTCACTATTATCCTTTGCATCCTTCTGAGTATACCGAAGTGTACCTTCAAGACCCTTCTTCAAAGATGTGCCCAAGTCTGGTGCGTCCATTTCCTCACCAAGCGCAAGATTACCAGTCTGAGATTCGTTGGTATTGTTCAACGCAATCACAGGTTTCATGCCCTGCTTCAAATAGTCGATGGCACGTTCTGCAGCAGACTTCGCTTTCAGGGAGAGAAGTACCTGCTGAACGGTATTGAACGCCTTGCTGGCAAAAGGCTGATTCTTGATACCCAGGGCAGCCGTTCCCTTCTTGATTCCTATGGTAGATTGAATGGCAGCCAACTCATCATTACGCTCATCCACGTAACTTGAAACGTACTTCTTTTGGAAATTGATAATATCATTAAACAATCCGATGATACTATCATACTGTTCTCGCTGTTCCTGTACTCGCTCAGGATCATCAATCGCCTTCCAGTCGATGGTTACGCCAGTCATATCTCGCTCACGGCGAATCATCTGACCGCATTGCGTCAAGGTCTGGCTCATAATCTCCTGCAAGGTAGCACCACCACGCTTCACCGCATCAATCAAGTCGGATGATTTCATACCGCCCTCGTTCATGGCAGTACGCAAAGCGTAGATAGGCATGTTGTCTGGTCTCTTGGCAAAGGTTGCAGAGAAGAAGGTAACGTTCTTTGCCTTCTGAATAATGTGTTGGAAATAGTTTCCCTGACCGCTATTGCCACCAGCCGTGTGGCTTTCGTCAAGGATAAGATAGGCGTTACCCATCAGTTTTTCAATAGCATCACGTCTTCTTTGTCCGCTCAGGGCTGCAGCACCGAATGTTTTACCCTTCGCAAGCTTTTTCTCTTTTCGCGCTCCGTTCTCATCAAACTCATACACACCATTGCTTACTTGGCTGTAGGTAGTCAGTACGTAGTCGTATTCGTCTGGCAATTTGCCGTTCTTTTCAATATAATCAAGCACTCGCTTCACCTCGCTCTTCGATGGCAAGGCAAATACTACTTTTCCGTCTGAGTCGGTAATGGCAGCTTCCTTGGCACTACCGAATACAAATGGTCTTAGGTCTGGGCTGCCAATATCCACCAAGTCACGGTAAACATCGCTCAGCAATCCTGCTGTCTTGGTGAAATATACAGGAACCTGACCCTGCTTCTTGGCGTATCTGATAAGCGAAGCTGCCTGTCTTCCCTTACCGATACCGGTCATATCTCCAATAATGAAGGCGTTGCCCTTCTTTGCCTGCTGCAAGGCAAGGGCTACAGAGTCAACCTGCTCTGCAGCAAGATGAGAATACAAATCATCCTTATCATTATAGCCCAGTTCATCAACAAGGAACTGGTCGGCATCGCCCAGCTTTTCGAGATTCTTGTTTACCGCCTCCTGCTGGTCGGCAGGCATAACTGCTTTCAGAGTGAATGGATTTCCACTCTTAGGGGTATAGGTAACTTTCTCGGTGCTTAGTCCACGTACGGATTTGTCCACCCGCTGTAATTGTCCCCGTGGTCCGCTTCCGCTCCCGGCGTTGGCAGATTCATCAGCACTTGGCTGAGCGTCATTCCGTCCAGCTCCTCCTGATCCATTTCCTCGCTGCTCATTGGTTCCAGTGGTTGGTTCTTTGCTTGGAGAAGGCTCTGACCCTGTTCCGTCTGCTCTACTATCTCCATCAGAAAGTCCTCCATCTTGTCTTGGCTCGGTTCCTCGTTGATTTTCCAAGTCATCATGGGTTCCTGATACGGAAGTGGAGTCAAATAGGTCAGACTCTCGCTTACCATTTGGTTTGCTTCCTCCTCGTTCTCCTGCTGGTACTCTCTCTTTAGGAGTACCAGCAGCGCCTTGTTTATCAAGTTCTGGTTGAGCACTTCTTGTTTCTCCTCCGATGGAAGAATCCATCCGTTCACCTCGTAGTATATCATCTTCAATTCGTTTATAAAGTTCGTCATAATCTTTCACGGCTTCCGCTCTAGCCTTATCCTTCACTGGTGGAAAGGCATTCTCGTTCAAGCGTCTTCCGTTTATTAATATAATACGTGTAGGGTAGCTGGTTCCCTGTTTTGCATAGAGACTTCCATCCACATTAATCACGTCCTCCACATTATAGTGGCTATAGAGATAACCAAGGAAAGCCTTATCTTTCGGATTCAGACTTCCGTTCTTGGCGTATTCCGTCTTGCCGCCGATGATAATGGCTGCACGGCCATCGTCCTTCATGCTCTCCAAGGCATTGATAGCCATCTGTCCTTCCAAAGAAGAAATCTTGTAGCCGTCATACTCCTTAGGGATAGCACTACCGAATGGTGGATTTGTTACCACCACGTCAACGTCCTTGTCTGCAAAAGGCTGGGTTCCGTCCTGACTGGTCACGTTCTTGAAGCCCTGTCTTCTCAGGTTCGCCAATCGCTGTGCATCAATATCGTTCACATGCACCTTATCCATTGGCAAGCCGATGGTAAGCATACCGTTGCCGGCACTTGGCTCCAGAGCACTTTCAATCACCTTGCCGTTGCCCTTCACATACATATCTGCAAGGAAAGCATAAGGGGCAGGGGTAGAGTACTGCTGCTTCATCACTCGCTCAGAATCACGCTGATTGAGGCTAGGCTGATTCTCATAGAGTGTCTTGATGCGTTTGAACTTCACGGCATCGTTGGTTGATTCAGAAGAAGCAATACCTCTTGCTCGCTTAACAATAGCTGTTTCAGCAAGCTCCTGCAAGTCCGTGTCCTTAATGTCCTTCAAACCAACTCTCTCAGCTATCTTTCTCAGATCAACAATACCGTTAAACTTGTGTTTGAAGCCCAACTGTAGGTTCACGACATCAATAAACTTCTTCTCAGCCATCTTTCTTTCCTCGGCAGTCTTGGAGTCACCCACCAGATTCTCCTGATGCTTAGGCGAAGTCTTCTCGTAGTAGTCAGCCCAATCCTTCAAGCTCATGCGCTGCTCGCCATCGCGATAGCGGATATTCATCATCTGCTCATAGATAGCATCCACGTCTTCCTTCTTGAAAATCTTGGCAGCAGGAGCAAACTCCTTGCGCATTTCCTTCACCACGTCTTCAAGATTGTGCATACCTCTCTTAATTCTCAGATAAGCATTCTCTGCCATGGCGCTAACCAGCTTAGGCAATACCTCCAGCTGTTTAGAGTTAAGACCGATGAAAGAAGCAGACACTTCATCCTTGCCGGCATTCTTGAGCATATCCCAAAGGTCATTAACCTTCTTGTTTGAAGCCGCTACTGCTGCATCGTCAGCTTTCTGCTGAGGCTTCTTCTCTGTCTCAGCCTTAGCCTTCTTCTCCTTTTCGAAAGATTCTGCTGCATTCTTGATTCCCTTAATAGGGTCAGCAAATGGCTCCGCTTTAGGAGTCTCTACTTTAGGCTCAGTCTTCTTCCCTCTGGTCTTGGCAAAGATACTTTCATAGATAGCACGATGCAAATCATCTGTCACTTCTCCGTTCAGATAATCAAGAGCCATATCCTTGGACAAATCATCCACGTCTGCCTTCTTGATCTCATCCTCAGTCAGAGGATGCTCCTTCCTGAATTCCTGGGCGGCCGCCGCAATCGGGTCAAAAGTAGGGTCTGGCTTCTCTTCTTTAGGAAGGAGTGGGAGAGGTTTTTCTTTTACCTTACCGTCAACATATTCGACAACCTCATTCAAGTCACCAAACTCCTTGCCATCATACTCGTAGTATGAACCAGTGTATTCGCCCTTGTCGTTAGGCTCATCAACCTTGATAACTTCCTTGTCTCCATCAATCAGAATCTTCTGCTTCATGATAGGACCATTCTTTGATGGAGTCTCGGTTTCCTCGTCAGTAACCTTAATACGACTTTCGAGTTCCTTGTTTACTAAGTCGTCTGGTTCCTCTACTCTTGGTCGTTCTGGTTCTGTTCCTGCTTCTGCTGGTTCATTTCCTCCTGATGCTTCTTGTTGAGGTTCTTCAACGCCTGAAACATCATGGCTTCCTTCTGTTTCTGAATGTCCTGTGCCATAATCTTGCCATTTTTTAAAGTTCAAATACTCGTTAACTAACTCTTCCTTGGTAGGAGCAGCCTCAAACATATTGCCCTCGCCAGTATTTCTAGCCTTAGCGATGCGGTTATATTCGTCAAGCAAATCTCTGAAATCAGAAACCTTGCCCTCCAAGGCTAAAGCCATCATCTGAGAGATAGAAGGGTAGCGCTTAGCTGCATCCTCAACGAACATGGATGGTGTTCTCAGCAGCGTATCAACCTTATTGCCGCCCTGTCTTGCCTCATAGAGCAACTGGATAGCCTGATCAATCTCATCACGAAGAGAATAATCACCCAGCTTCATATTGTCCATTACCGAGCGGATAGCGTTGATAGCTTTATTCTTCACCGTAGAGTCGATGCCCAGCATTCTGATAGTCTCAGGCTTAAAGATAGAACCCAAGAGAAGGTTCTTCACATACTCCCTGCCTTGTGCAGAAAGTCGCTCAGGGCTATCCATCATCTGTGCCACCTCGTTCTGTCCGATGATGCCTTTATCTACTAACGTCTTCACCAAGTCATTTATTGCCTTGGAATTGTTAAAGAAAGCATCAAGAGAACCATTTCCCTCAATCTCGGCAACAATCGCGCCTACCTCGTCAGAAGTCAAGGTCTTAGCCTTGGCAACCGCCTGCTCCGTATTACTCTGAGTCTTCTTCTCGTTTCGGTTGAACTTAGCGAAGGTAGCTGCATCGTATGGCAATCTCTCATCGGTCACCAATACCAGACGTGGATGCTCGATTCCGCTCTGCTCAATCTGCTCTCTGGTAAAGCCGAAGTTCTCAGCATTCTCCAGAAGGTCGTTGATGTATTCAGCGTCTGTGCCTTCCTTTGCAGCCTTCTGTCCTGCCATGGTTCTACCGTTACCATCATAAACGATACCTTCGTCAGATACCACTGGCACCTGCTCGATAGCCATACCGTTATACTTCCTAGCAATCTGGTCCGTATTCTGCTGAGCCGCCTTGTCGTGTTCATAATCACGGTCATTCACGGTTCTGCCCTCAGCATCGGTAGGGAATCCCTCAGATTTCTTATAATCATTATTCACATCGTGAGAAGGAGTAAGACTTTCTGCCGGAACAATCTCATAGTGTCCCTTAATCTTGGTCTCTCCGTCAGGCAGCATTCGTGTGCGCTTGTTGCCCACCAGTCTAGGTGCATTCACAAACTTCTGTGCAGCCACGCTGCCAGCCTCATGAGCACCCTCAGTCTGTTCTGTCTTACCCACAGTCTCCGCAACCTTCTTGGCAGTCATAGCCTTCTTGATATTCTGAGCGTGCTCCAGCTGCTGCTTGGCAGCCTCAACGGTTTTAGTCTTCAAAGCCTCCTGCTCCATGATGTCGTTAGGCTCGGCGGTATAGTCCACCTTCATCTTCTCGGCATCCTTCAAAGCATTCTCAGCTTTCTTAATCTGTCCGTCCACCACCTTCTCGGCATTATCACCGAAGTCCTCAGTAAGAATCTCCGCACTCTGCTCAGGAGTCATTTTCTCATAGTCAGGTGTAGGTCTTCCCTTGCTATCTATAACCATAGGAACATCTGAACCATCGGCAAACTTTCTGCTAGGTTGAGGCTGCTCTTGTGGTACAAATTCCTCGGTTTTGGTATTATTTTCGCCCGATGCGGTATTATCTTCCGGTTTTGTGGTATTATCTTGTGGAGTTTCCTGCTCCTGCTGAGGCTTTGCAGCATCCAACATCGCCTGCTCCTGTGCCGCCTGATTGTAAGGCTCAGAGTTCTTCATCTGCAACCTCTGAGTATATTCTGCAGCAAACTGGTCGAGAGGCTGATTTTGGAACAGAGTAACCTCATCTGCCTTCACATAAACCATTTCCTTTGTATTAGGATCTAAGCAGACGAGCATATCGCCGCTTCCTTCCTTAGCTCTACCAGTAGTCTGGTCGAAAGAAACATCACCCGAACCAACAAGAAGTGTTCTTCCGTTGCTGTCCTGCACATACAGAGCCTGTTCGCCGTTCATAGGCTGACCGTTCAAGGTTCCGTGATAACTCCAATCAGAAACAAAATCCTTCACGTTTTCGTTGATAGCATCAGCAGTAGCCTGCTGCATACCCTGCACTCTAGCGTTCGCATTAATATATTGGGCAAGTGGGGTCAACTCTTCTTCGATCAATCCATTCTGAATGAGTGCATCGTAAATCTGTGCCGGTGTCAAGCCCTGCTGGTGCAAATTCTCAAAGGTTTGCTTGAACACATCGTTGCTATCCATCGCTGCATCAAGAGCTTGCTCTGCGTTGCGAAGGTTGCGCAACTCATCAACTACCACGCCACTATCCGGGTTGTCGGTTCCCAGACTATGCTCCTCGGCAACCGTCTTACCTTGGCTGGCAGACTGGTCTGCGTGTGGTCTCCAGCTAGGGAAAAGCTCATCTTCTAGTGCTCTCTTCACATGATAGAAGATTCTGTTCTCCTCATCGGTACGCTTCATTGGGTCCTTGTGCATGATTTTGTCAATATCAATAACAATGCTTCCTTCTTTACCAAGAAGTTCTTTGATAGAAGCCATGAAGTTATTAGTATAACCTTTGCTTTCTGATCGGAGGTAGCCAAGCAAACCGTTCTTATCTGCATACTTCGTCCAATCAAGATAGAGCGCACTCTTCTGGTTGCGCAACTCATCAATCAGTCGGGCATTATTCGGGTCTGTTATATCCTTATTCTCGTCATATCCGTTTTCTTTAAGGAATCTAAACGCTAGATTAGTGACAGTTCCATCATCATCTATTAACTGCATATCCTTCATCCTTGCGTAGCCCATCAGCGACATCATATCGTCATTATCACGATAAAGCTTCTGCTTGTAAAGAATAGCTCTGCGCTCATCGGCATTCTTATAAGAGGTACGTGTAAGCAGCGTTCCGTTCTTGGTGTATTCAAGAATCTGTTTGTTCTTCACGTCGTTCACGCTTCGGTAGCTTTTGCCTCTTGTCGTGTTAAACAGTCCCATGGCCGCATTCACCTTCTCCTTGGTGCTCTGAGAAACGTCAGGGTCGTTCATGAAATCCGTGTAAGCAGTCTTATACTTCGGATCTCTTGGTGCTGTCTTCGATGCACGGTCCACCTTCACGAAAGCATCCATCAGACTCTTGCCCGATGCAGAAGAAATCAATTCATTCTTCTCGTCAGGAGTCAGACGAATATCCACGGCGATAGGGGAGCCGTTGGCATTCTTTCCAATCACGAAATTACCACCGCTATTATGAGTAAGATGATGCAGAATGTTGCCCATCTTCACGAAGTTGCTAGGCTCGCCAGCCTTGAATGCGCCAACCATCACAACATCTTCCAACCAAGTACCAAAGGAAATATCCTTGTCGCCAGTCACGTTGTCGGCAACCATCATGGTTCCAGCCTCAACGCCAAGACCGGCAGCCGTAGCACCAAACTTCTGTGCGCCATGAAGCAATCGCTCTCCTGTGCTCTTCTCCATACCTGTAATACCGAACTTGGAAACCCAAGGAGACATGATTGCGCCCGAAACTCCAAACATCGCACCCGTTACCGCACCATGCTCAGCACCTTTCAGACCAGCCTCGCCGATAGCCTGCAGCGAAGTATCATCGCCAGTAGAAGCCTGATTCAAAGCAGCAGTCACACCCGAATATCCTGCAAGGTTCAGCGCACCTGTTGCTGTTCTGGTTCCCAATCCCGACATGATCTTCTGTGCCGTAGTCATGTTGGCCACCTTGAAAGCCATCTGTTGGGCGGTAAGCTTCTGTGCCGCCTTCATCACACCAGCCTTCACCAGTCCGTTAGTCAGAACTCGGGTTCCAGTATTCACGGCAGCACTTGCGCCGGCACCGATTACGGCAAGCGGACCAGAATCAGCAGCCATGTTTACTGCAGTAGATGCGAATCTCGTACCGATTCCCGAGCGGTAGGTTTCATCCTTGTGGCCGGCAACCTTCTGAATCTCCGCATCACCATCAGCAATAGCAATACCTTCCTGCAATCTCTGTCTTGTATCTCTAGACATCACAGATGGAGCCACCACCATACCGATAATAGAGTTGCTGAGGTTCTTGACAATATAGTCAAGCGCACCATGAGGCATGATTTCCTCCTGATTACGCATCGTCAGAGCCTTCTGAGCATAGTTCATAATCTCTGGAGTAACGTATTTGTCCACGTATTCCTCCACACTCATGTTCAGTTTCTCTGCGCTCTCGGCAATATGGCGCTGCATTCCCTTCTGCGAATAAATCTCGCCGATTTTCTTGCTGAGATTGTTCATCAGAACGTTCTGACGGTTCACCTGCTCCTGAGTCTGGGCATCACGAAAAGCCTGTTCCTTTACCGACTGAGGCGCATAAATGCCGCCCATCTTGTCAAGGTTCTGCTGATACTGCTGACGTGTCAACTCCTGCGCCTCGTTCATAGAAGAATCTACAAGTTCGAGCAGATCATTACCCAAAATACCTTCGGTCTGGCCGTCATTTCTTACGAACTTGTTACCCTCCACCTCATACTGGGCGAATGCTCTAGCATCATCCTCTCTCTGCTGCTTGGCTCTAGCCTGTTTAGCCTCAGGAGTAGAAAGCTGCTGCATCGTCTCGTTGAAGTTCTTGGCAGTAGGAGTTATTCTGCTTCTGCTGATAGGGGTAGCTCTCTGCTGCTCCTGACGTGCTGACTGCTCTTGTGCTCTTTGCATGCGTGCGCGCGCATTACTAGCCTGAGCCTGCTGCAATGGAGTCATTTGGTCGTTGCGCATGTGCATCAACCGCCAGTTCTGCATGTAGTCTGTACCCGAAGCAGTAGCCGTTCTAGGCTGCTGAGCCTTCTGCTGCCTTGGCTTCCGATACTGAGCTGCGACTTCCTGCGCTCTCTGCTTCATCGTCAGCTTCTTGACAGGCTGAACTGGCTTCTGCTGCCTTGGCTTCGGATTTACTGCATGAAGTCCGAGTCGCTGCGCAAACTCCTCATACGATTTACTGGAAACAGCACCATCGGCGTAAAGCGCATCATAGAGCTGCTTTCTGTTATGATAGCCCTGCTTGCCGGGCGCATACACGAACTGTCTGAAATGTTCTCTAGTTCCCGATACTGCGCCATCGGCTTTCAAGGCGTTATAAAGTTGGTCAAATTTATCTCCAGCCATATATTATATATTAATGTTTATAATCCAAGTTTCTTTGTATTCTTATAGCCGTTCTTCGACTTACCGGTAGGCTTCGGTCTGTTTCTTGCATTCCTAGCCGCATTCTGCGAAGCTGCTGCCTGACTGGTAACAGATGCGCCCTTTCTCCTTGTGGTGGTCGTTACCTCTGCGCCAGTCTTCGGATTGATGGTCTTCGTACTGGTAGAAGTAGAAGTCTCGCCCTGCGGAAGCTTGCCGTATTCACGGTAATACTCCTGTTCCCACATGGTCTTGTTAGGCTGATAGCGCATCTTGCCGTTCTTATCCTCAAACCAGTACTTGGCACCCGAGCCGCTACCACTCCTGCCTGACCGTCCACCGCCGCCACGCCCCTTATGGGTTGCGTTATACTGCTGAATAGCCAGACGCTGCCTAACCTGCTCATCCTTCACCTTGTCACGCCCCTTCTTATACTCAAAGTCACGCTTATCCTTATCCTTCTTATACTGGTCAGCTGCCGCATCCTTATCCTTTCGGTACTCAAACTTATCCTTGGCAAGCTGATTACCCTCACCACGAAGACCCATAAGATACTCCTTATAAACCTTGTCTGCCTGTGCAGCAGCACTCTTAAGGTCGAGGTTTGACTGCTTATAGGCAGCATCCGCATCAAGGGCAGCTTGTTTCTGTCTCTGAGCCTTGCGGTTCTGATAACTCTGTTCCATCATGGCAGTAGGGTCGTTGAACACCTGCAGAGGCGCACCCTTCGAAGTATTGATGATGTTTCCCATGTGGCGAATAGCATCAGCAAAGGCTGCAATACGCTCTCGGTTGGTAGTGATTCTGCGGTCATATTCGTCAGGAGTCTCACCCTCACGCATTCCCGGTCTGCTTTTCGGCATAACCTTGCCCAGCCAACTGAAAAAGCCGCCATCCCTCTGTTTAGGGTCAGCCTCAAACTCTGGAACCTGCTGTTCCTGCGACATCTGAAAGCCGCTCAGAGCAGTAGAAAGCGTATCATAGCGAGGTGTTCCGTCAGCATTCCAACCTGTAGAAGGCTGCGGCATTCCCTCAAAATTGCTCTGAGGCTGGGGAGTATTCTCTGCTGCATCGCCCATGTAAGGAGTCTGTACTGGTCCCAAGGCAGGGTTTGCATTACCGTTGCCCTGCGGAACGAACTCTTCCTGCTTAGGCATCTGGGTAAAGTCTGTAATAGGTGCTGCGCCTGTCTGAACAGGCTGAACCTCAAACTTACCGGTAGCACCGCCCCCATTCCCGAAGAAGTTAACGCCAGCACCGCCATTTACCCCCGCGGCTCCTCCGTTTCCTCCATTCATCACCTGATCATAATCGGGATATTTCGCCCTCATCAGGTCATGCACAGCCTCAGGATAGCCGCCGATAGTTACCGGCTTCTTCCTAGGCTGCTGCGTATTCTGATTATTTACTCCTGCCATATGTCTGCGTCTTTTGCTTTCTTTAGTGCATCAATATAATCCTTGCCACACAATACAATTACTCCATAAAGGTCTGCGCCTTCCTCTGCATTATCAGAAGAAACTCTAATTTTCTTTGCATGTTCAAGCTTCTTCTCCTCCAACTCCTTCTTGGTAGCTGCCAACTCTTTGCCTAAGTCGGCAATCACCTCGTCCTTCTCTGCAATCACCTTCTCTTTGTAAGCGAGAGCACTCTCGGTACTCTTCAAAGCACGAGCATCAATCTCGTTAACAATCTTGTCGGCAAGCTTCTTCTTCAACTTCTCATTCTCTCCAATATATTTCAGACCTAACTCGGCAAGATTCTTCTCACGAATCTTTGTAAGGCGAAGTTCCTCTGCAACGTCAGACAAAACAGCGTCCTTATCTTTCAACTGCTTCTCCAACTTGCACAAGCCTAAAGAAGAATCGGAAAGTTCTTTGGCATATTTCTTTGCCAATTTTGTCTTTTCAGCCAGCTTCTTCTTTAATTCATCGATTAAGTCCTCATTCTTAAAACACGTATCAAGGTTTCTGGAATTGGCTTCCCTTGTGTCATGCAACAATGATTCAGTATTTCTAAGATCTTCCTTCAAATCAACATTCTCTGCAACCAACTCGCAACAACCCTTGGTCTTGCGCTTAATCTCCTCGTTCTTGTCATGGATGATGCCATTGAGTCGGGAAATCTCTTTGCCGAGACGCTTAATCTTCTTTCCCTGCTCATCCAACAAGGCATCGTTGAACTGGGAGGCTGATTCTGCAAGGGCAGGGTTTACGCCAGAATCTTCCTTGATGCGGTTCTCAGAAGAACCGGGAGCCTTGGTATTCTCTTCATACTCCTTCTTCAAACGAGCCTTACGTGCATCAAAGGCTTCCACAGACATCATGATATTATAACCGGCAGAAGTAACAACTTGCATGGCTTCATAAATGTAGAGGGGCTCGAATTCAGTAAAATGCCCACTAACAGCGTGAGTTTTACCTGGTCCATCAAGCTTAAAACCTTCCTTCTCCAATATCTTCTTTGCTTCTTCTAATGTCATAATCTATTTTGTTTTAATGTTTAACTTTTCTTGAACATTTCTATTGAGAAATGCACTAATTCCTCAAATGTGAAGGGAATGTTATCGGCTTCATCTTCATGAGCCATATTCCATGTTCCCTTCTTTAGTTTCGGGAGGTTCTTTATAAAAGGCTTTCTGTTTATGTAAGCTCTAGTATACCTTTCGTATTCTTTTCTACCACACAGAATAATCTTTGTTCTATTCATAATCTATAATATTTAATATTGTTAACACTTCCCGAAAATTCAAGGTGGGGAAAATCGGAAAACCGAAATCCAGAAAAAGGGGGTGGGGGGAGGCAGAATTTCTTTATTTGTATTATTCCACTATAATTTGCAACGGTGGTCAAAGGGGGTGGGGGTCTTGGGGTCGCCTGTTGTGCCTCGTCCACCTTGCCTGTCGCTCGTCCGCTCCACCTTCTAGCTGCTACCCAAGCCCCGACAAGCCAACTGCCTTCTTCAAGCGGTATTGGTTCTTCTCCTCGGGAGACATCATGCTCTCAGCCAAGTGGTCTGTGGCAGCAGAATGAGCGGTTTTGTCTTGTTGTGTTACAATTGTGTTATCAATTGGCTTTCCGTTTGAGCCTAAAGTGTTGGTTTTCACCGCCTTAGCACCTTCGAGTTCTGACCCCAATTGGTTCACACCGAAATTGAACATGGCATTTGACGCATTTTGAGCCGCATCACTAGTGGCTTGCGCCTTCTGCTGCTCGATTTGCTGACGTTCCCTTGATAACTGCTGGGTGTTCTGAAGGTGAGCGTCCTCCACATGCTGCTTGCGAGCCGTGTCTTGCGCCGCTACGTTGGCTATCGTGTCGCCCATAGCCTTGTTAGCTGCTTCCTTCGCCATCGCCACGCTTGCAGCAGTTCCACCGCCAACGGCAGCAGCGCCATCAGCCTTGCGAACATACTCGTCCTGTACTTCCTTCGCCCTTCTCATGAGGTTTTGACCCGCTTTCGTGTCAAGGTAGTCCGTGTTGTAGTTCTTGTCGTACCAAGCCTTCTCAGCGTTCGTTCTGTACGTGTTCTCCGCTTGCGCCCTTCTAGCCGCCTTCTTCGCCTTGTTTGCACCAAAGAGAGAAGACGCAACACCGCCAGCCAAGGCAGCAGCACCTAATATCCACTCCTTTTTGTCCGTGAGTACAGGACAAGAGGTCAAATGCTTTGGGATTTTTGATAATATTTCCGTCATAATTGCAATTATTTGATGTTTCGAGGGCAAATATATAATATTTGAAGGTTCGTTTTGCCATGTTCCAACCTCGTTCAAAATCGCCCAAAATCCCACCGATTTCTTTCTCGGGGCGCAACTCACCCCTTCTTCTCCTCCAACTTCGCCCTCTAGAAGACCCATTTTGTAAGAAAACGTGATTATTGTAAAGAAAAGACAAGCAGCTAATTATAAGCAAGTTAGTTTTAATTTCTTCCAAGGGAGAATAAAAGCAGAATGTAAAGAAAGTTCTTATTTCACAAAGGAAGTTACTTTGCAAACAAAAAAGGGGTTTTGCATTAATAGGTACGCACGCACGCAAGGAGTTCGTTAGCAAAATTTAACTAGTCGTATTCTACCTTCTTGAATGGTTTTCACCCACAATCAACGCTAAACTCGCTCATTTCTGCCGATTTTTGCGATTTTCGGGCAGTTGGTCGGGATTTCTCCCAAATTCGTGAGTTTTGAGCCGTTTAAGAGCCATTTGCAAGCAGATTAGAGCCGATTTTGTGGGTTTTTCGTAGATTTCATGGTTTTGTGCAAGATAATGCGCTCATCTAGGATTAAGACGATTTGAGGACGATTTAGGCGGTTTTGATTTTTCTAGTTGGAGAAATATTTTTTCCTAGTTAGGGAAATTGTTTTCTTTGGTTGTGTGGTTTCCTGTACTCTCTCTGTTCTCTCTCTCTTGTGTGTGTTCCTACCTTATGGGTGAGAGTGAAGAATCCTCGGGGGAGATAAGGGGGCAGCGCCCCCACGGGCGCAAGCGCCCTCCCCATGCCCTGTGGGGCTGACGCCCTAGAGGTCAACTTTGTACTTGTGCTCAAACTTCTTTTGGAATTGATAATTATCCAGTCCGTCAGAGCACCAACTAACAAACTTGTAACCACTCATAACGATACATAGATATATCGCTATCCACAAGCCGAAAAACGCATAATCAACAACCTTATTTTGTTTTTTAAGCCACGAATCAAGTTTCTTAGGCATGGCTTTATCCGAGAAATAGAAAATATTGAAAGCTAAGAAGACGATTATACATACTAGGTACAATACGACTTTCAACGCACATACTAAAATGTAAGCACGCCCATTTTCTTCTACTTCACCGAGGAAAGCCCAACAAATTGCACCACCGATGAGGGTTAAGAGCACCCATGCCAACCAATACTTTTTCATTTTGCTATAATCTTTAATTCGTCAACTTGTTTAAAGAACTCCTCTAGTGTGTCAGAAGTGTAATGAATACCTTTGTATCTAAAAAAAGACACAAATTCATTTGTCTTCTCGTCTAAAACAATTTTATCCTCAGAGACAAACAAAGACCAAAGAGGAACATTTAACCCTTCTGCTATTTTCTCTAAAGTCTTCACGGATGGATTTCCAGAAATATGTTGGTTCAATCCACTAGGCGTCATGCCTATTTTTTTCGCAAGAACGGCAGTAGTTATACCTTGTTCTTCCATTATGTTTCTTATTCTATTATTAGTCATAACTTGTTCTTTTTGTGCAAAAATACGTAAATATTTCGATAAAACAAGGCATAACTTGCTTAAATATTGTTAAGAACAAGTAAAAACTTGCTGATTTATTTGGGGAACAAGCTATAACTTGTTATCTTTGCACTCGAAATCAAGTTAGCTTGATTTTAGAGGAACGATGGCACATTTAGAGATTTTGGCTAGTAACGAACGCTATACAAATAGGTTAAGTAGGCAAAACACTGAGGATGATACAGGCAAAACACCGAGGACATCGTACACCGAGTTAGTTGCAACTCTCAAAGCAACAAGACAAAGAAGTCTCAAACACTCATCACGCAAGATGTAAAAACGCTAGTCGTGTTAGACTAGAGAAACATCGAAACACGTCAACCCACGGACGTTAAACGAAGGGAGTTAGGTCACATGTAACTTGTGAACGTTGGGCGCAAACGTACACCTGCACTTTGTATGTATAACATTTTAACAACAACGACAATGGAAACAACAAAGATGTGTTTATTAGAATTGACTAAGGCTGATGCTATGGTATTAGCCAACGTAATTAGAAGAACTGCAAACGAGAATCCATTTCATTGGAAGGAAAGCAGCGTTGAGAAGACAAGAGACCTGTACGATAGCGTAATCGCTCAGTTGTACGACTATAAATATTAAAGACTATGGCAAAGTTAGCAGATTATTACATTTGCGACCTTCGATATACCGATGAAGGTTACGTAATTTTAGACGAAGACGATGTTCAACCTAACACATACGAAGACAATGATGAGTACATCAAAGAGTTTTGGGGAGAATATCCGTTTATCGGGAAGTTTCCTGTAATATACAGATGTAAACTTGTTGATGTGCTTGTGTTCAAAGATTTCGAACAATACTTTGGAGTGTTCAAAGATGAAGGCAAGTGTATGAAGGACTACATAGTAGTGAAAGACTACTTATGCGAACCCGACAGGAAACCCGAAGTTGTTGCACAATTCGATACTAGAGATAAGGCAGAAGAGTACTCCTTAAATCATGAAGGAATACTTTGGGTGTATGAAATGAGTAAGGAATGGTAAGTAACAATGTGGGGAGATAAGGGGGCAGCGCCCCCACGGGGCTAACGCCCCTCCCCACGCCTAACGGACAAAAGACTATGTTAAGATGTAATTTCGTAGAATACCGCAGAATCGAAAGATATGCGGACAGAGTAACAATGGAGCCAATATGCACAGAGTACCTTAACGACAAGGAACTTGAAATGCTGAAACAAAGCCTTAAAAAGCAAGGTTACAAGTATGTTGGACGCAGCAAGGACAGATACGACAACTATTACACGTCTTATGAGCGTAAGAGTGAGTATTCAACAGAAAGTTGTGAGATTATCATAAAAGCAATAATAACAAGATTAAAATAAACGATTATGGAGAAGACAATAACACTTTCGGGCGATGAGATATACAATATCACATCAGCTATTAACGACAGAATTATCCTTCTAGAGGAGATTATCGCAAATCACAAGGATTGTCCTATGACGCACAAGCGACTGAAGGAGTACAACGAGATTAAGGCAAAGTTAATTTATAAATAATACGATTATGAGAAAGAACAAAACTTACGAGCAGCAGAAGAAGTTCTATGATAAGAACAACGCCTATGAGAGTTTAGGGGCATTATTCTTCGAATGGCTTACTAGCGGTTATATGACTGCAAAGCAGATGCAAGATGTGTACAGAGAAGGAACAAAGGAATGCAAGGAGTACATCTTTGAAGACTTGTTTCACCTTGTAGGACACAAAACCTTCTATCAGTTCGTTAGAATCTTCAACTTTGGCAAGAAGTAACCATGGAGCGGTCAGCGAATAGAGGAGCACATCTAGTTCAAGCCTAGAGACCGCACAAGTTTAATCAATTAATAAAGAAACAGAAATGGAAAAGAATATTTGTTTATCTTGCAGATTTGCATTCAGAAATGGCAAATGCAATCGACTTGTAGTATCTAGTATGGGTATGAATGACCGCCTTGGCAGTTACTATAAGAAAGACAATAAATGCCCTTATCATGAGGAAGGAAACGGTTGCAGAAACAGAGATTATGAGCCTATTAATTTTTATAATTCATAACAATTAAAAGAAAGGAAATTGATATGAAAGTACATCACATTGCACATTACGAGTATGGCAGCAGACCGCACTCGGAAATGAGAGAAAAGGAGTTTCCTACACGTTGGGAGGCCGAGAAGTTTTGTGAGGAATGGAGGAGAGAACATTGGTATTTTGGCGGTGCAGCATGGGCAGAAAGCATAACAGAGCCTAGACCTATAACCGCTAACGATATTCTCGCAGCCGCAGTAATTAAAAAGATTTTAAGATATTAGCAATATGATGAAGAAAATTTTAACTTTGAAAGAGTATTGGAGACTAATCAACGAGATAAGCGACTATCTCAGAGAAGACCATGACACCATTACCACAAAAATCAACGGAGTGGAATATATAGTGTATAAACGTCTAAATCCAGACTATGTGGAGTTTCTGAACAACGAAACGAAGGAAGTCACTTTTGTTGATATTATAGACGAGCCAACCGAGGTTTCAAGCCTTTTGGTTCAGTCAGCAGTAAACGAAATAAATAACAAGCAAAAACATGTTAGGGTATGGACATCACAATTTATGTATTAATCTTCTTAGTTGGCAGTCTTACAGGCTACAGACTGAGAGCAGCAAAAGACATGGAGGACGAGTAATATGAAAAAGAGAATTAAGATATTTTTGGTAGTGGCAACGATAGTTGCCCTACCACTCATGGGAGCCGGAATGCAGCAGAGCAAGAGCGAGGAGAAATCTTTGCTTGTAGACTTCATCGAGTATTGCAAGACATGTGAGAATCTTAGGCAAGTTGATCCTAACAAGGACTACACCCAAGCAACACTCCATGAGCTGAAGAATGCAGCACGTTTCTATGAGGAACAGGAGAACTTTGCCGACTGCACAGATTATCAGCAGCAAGCAAAGATAGACGAGATTATCGGCAGAACTTATGCCGCTAGAATGGTTAACAATAACAAGTAACAAATTAAATTATAGGAGATAAAATTATGAAGACAACTAAGGCAGTTAGATTGAGTGACAATTTTGTAGGAGTTGAGATTAACACCATACAAGACGTAGTAAAGGCACAGGCAGCCGGACTCAAACTTGTAGACAAGGAAGGTTGGGAATATAGTATTTACACCATCGATGATGAAGAGACCGGAGAAGAGCGAGAGCCAACAGAACAGGAAATCTTCGAGCACATCACCAAAGACCTCCAAGAAGGCAAGGAAGTGTACGCATGTATGGAATTATCGCCTGATTGGGAAGTACAGGAGCGAGCAAAGACGCATCTTACAACCAACTTCTATGTTGGGCAGCAGGTTTTCACCATGCGTAATAACAAGATAGTTGAGGAAACGATTAAACGCATCATCATTGAGAAGAACGAAGACAAGGAAGTCTGCAAGCTTTTGCTAGGTTGTGATAGTGCATACACCAAGGGCACAGACGTCTTTGCCACAAAGGAAGAACTTGTAGAAAGTCTGTTGAAGGAGTAAGTTTAACCCGAGGGAGAGAAATCTCCCTCACAAAACATTTCGAGTATGACTAATTCAGTTGTTAAAAATCTGTTGGATAAAAAGGATTGGAGCAGAATCATTTTCCGCTTTCCTACATCAAGCTATACTCTGTTCAATAGCGACAGATACGAGATAGATAGTTTCTGCATCTATATTCACGGTACGTCTAGAGGAGAGTACGAGGAAACGAAAGTTCTAGACATAAGCAGTCTGATTTCCATGGAGATTAAGAAGAAGAGTTTTGAAGATATTGTAGAGGATATGTAAGCGTAGACAAGAGCACTTGTCTTGAGAAGATAAAATAGAAGTTGTTGTTATATATATAGGGCGAATGCGGTATTCAAGCCGCTACAGATGGTTGCAACGTACCATCCGTCCACTAGTATTAATTTTAAAAGAAAGGATTTGATTATGAAGAAGTATGTAGTAGAAATCGTGGAGAGAATCACCTACAAGGTGGAGTATTCCGATATTACACCGGAATGCGCTGAACGTCTTGCAAGAGAAATGTACGATAGCGGACATCTTGAAGGCACAGGCGAGTTGGAAAGTGTTTCGTTTGATATAGAAGAGAAGGAGGGCGAGTAAGATGAAGAAACAGAAAGTATTTGTATTTACCGAACTCTATGGCAACGATAGCGACACAGAGGTAAATGTTTTGGGAGTTTATACCACCAAAACAAAGGCAAAGGAAATGTTGGCAGATAAAAAGCAGAAGGTATTGGAATCATACGAGCAAGCCTTTAGCGGTGAGTATGAGGTTTCTGAGGACCATCCAACCCTCTTCGAGATTACCCTAAAGAACGAGTATATTTGGGAGCAGCTTTTAATAACAGAAAAAGAAGTAGAATAATGATAAAGAAATTTCTATTCAACGAGTTCGGTGTATGCAAGAATCCTGACAAGACAGAAATCGGCAGCGGAATCCCCCATATCGAAATATCCACAGCTTATGTTAGAGGAAAGTGGACGTATGGTGTGACGTACATGCTAGCAGATAGAGGAGGGGCGTTTGGAACTAACCTCAGCAACACGAATTGGTTCAAGACACAGGAAGATGCCATAGAGCATGCTTTGAATTGGGTAAAACATTGGCTTAACGTACAGATAGAACAAGAGCGCAACCGAAATAGTTCTGTTTGTAAGAGCGCAGCTAAGATACTGAAGGAAATAGAAAATCTACTCCCGAAGAAGAGATATGTACAACTAGAATTATTTGATTTTTAAGAATATGAATAAGCAAGAATTTATCTTCGTCTTCCCTCAGTCGGGTGAGACGATAACAAAGAAAATGAATCCTTTGGCGGTGAAGGATGCAGCCGTGAAGTATCTGAAAATGCAGAACGAGGTAAGAGGAGACATCTGTATCATCAAGAACGCACATGAAGATGTTGTGGCTATGGCCTACGTGAGCGACATGATGAAGGTTTCCTTCTTCACCGAGGATGAAAGTGTGAACGACATCAAACCGATAGGAGTAATCGAGGAAGGAGGGGAGAAATGAGCGAAATCAATTTCAAGGCAAAGCTAATTGATACAGAAATGTGGTTAGATTGCAAACCTTATGCTAATAGTCAGTTCTTTTCGAGAGGAAATATTAATCCTACTATAGACACCAACACCCTCTGCCAATTTACAGGCGCACGGGATTGTAACGGATTTCCTATCTATGAGCATGATTTGCTCAGACAATACGAGGATACAGGCAGCATCTATGAAGTAGTTTGGAATCAAGGCAACACTAGTTTTAGTTTGGTCGATACAGAATACCCTGTTCTCTACCCAAATACTTTGGGGAGAATGTTGCGTAATAGGCAACTAAAAGTTATCGGCAATAAATTCGACAAGAAAGGAGGTAAGAAATGAAATTACGACAGGCGAAGAAGATACTTTGTAGAAAGAAAAACTATTTTTGGAGACCACGAATCATGGTTTATGCTTATGGCTTAGGCAAAGACCACAGAATCGCAAAGGCTATCTGTAGGGTTCGAGCCTATCAGAAGAAAGGAGGTAAGCAATGAAAGCAAGATTTGTAAAGAAGATACTTCTCGGACCCGACAAGGGTAAAAATATGTATTGGCTGAAACGAGTGATTAAAACTTCTTTTGGTTGGAAAGAAGACCACAGAGTTGTGAAAGCACTTCAAATTTATCATCGCAAGAGAAGAAGAAAGGGGGTAAGCCATGAGTAAACAGGAATGGTTCGTTCTCTTTATCTTCTTATTCACGATACTGATGGCAATATTAGGTTGAGGATATGGAAAAGGCAAGAATCATAATCTACGATGATTGGGCGATACTCGATGAGACAGAGACCTTCTTCAAGGATAAATCCTATCTTATCGGCATCGCCAAATCTACCCTTCAGCAGACGCCCGATGCGGTAATTGCTGAAGTTTGGGTAAATGACCGGCTGAAAATGAAGTTCCGCATCAATAGCAAGGGCAAGGTTCAGCAATGCAAGGTCAGTCAGCATCCAGGGTGGGGTGGCCGCAGAGAGCGAGCCGGAGCACCGAGCAAGGGCGCAGCTGCACTCATCTATAGGGTTGTGACGCATGTAAACGAAGAAACGTTTGAGTTTTGTGAATCCCTAGGACGCAACAAAGGCGCATGGCTCAGACAGGCTATAGCCGAGAAACGAGAACGTGAAGACAAGGAAAAAGCAGGGCACTAGGCTCTGCTTTTTCTGTTTCTTCTTGACTCTATCCGGATAGGAAAGTGATTTTGTATTCTGCCATCCATATTTACAAAGCAGTAGTCTATCCATTTAGTACTATAATCTCCAAGCAAAGACTTCACCGAATATCTAATTATTAGGGTGTCCAGTTCTATGTTCCAATATTAACTCACTTGTTTGAGAGTTTTGGTTCGTTCTGTCACCCAGTTTTTGGACAAGTGCTCGGTAGTCC